GTCGAATTTTCACGCCCGCGAAATTAAAAATTCAGGAGTTGGCCAGTGGGGGGTATCGCGACAGTGCCGGGCCGGGGCAGAAAACCCAAGCCGACGGCGCGGAAAATCGCGGCGGGAAATCCCGGCAAGCGCGCGCTGAATAAGGACGAGCCGGATTTCGGCTTGGTCACGAACATCGAGCCGCCGGACTGGATTGTCGGTGAGGCGCGGGACATGTGGGAGCGCGTTGTGCCGCTGCTTTGCGGCCAAAAAATCTTGCAAGTGACCGACCTTCACATCGTCGAAATCTTCTGTGCGGCCTACGGCAACTGGAGGACCGCCCAGGACGATTTGACGCGCAACGGCCCTGTCGTCGACAGCTCGCAAGGCAGTCCGATGAAGAATCCAGCTGCGACCGTTGTGAAGGAAGCGGCGGCGCAAATGGCGAGCTTCGGCGCAATGCTGGGGCTCGACCCGGCGAGCCGGCAGCGCCTGGTCGGCGCAAAGCCGAAAACACCCGACAACCCTTTCGCGAAGCTGCTCGGCAAATGATTGGAAGACATGGCGACGAATTTCCCGCGCGTAGAGCAGGGGCTCAAGTTCGCGCGAGACGTCGTTCGTGGCAAGCGCCCTGCGTGCCGGTATGTGCAACTTGCGTGCAAGCGCCACCTTGACGACCTTGCAGCGAGCCGCAAGAAGGATTTCCGCTGGAAGTTCGATCCGGAGGCCGCTGAGCGAAAGCTCGCACTCATTGAGCTGCTGCCACACACGAAGGGCGAGTGGGCGTTCAAGGGGCAACTGGTAACGCTGGAGCCTTGGCAGAAGTTCGGCTTGATGGCGACCTTCGGATGGCTCAACAAGCGCACCGGCAAGCGCCGGTTTCGAGAAAGCTACTGGGAGGTCCCCAGAAAGAACGGCAAATCGGTGACCGCCGCGGGCGTCGGCATCGGCATGTTCGTCCTCGACGACGAGTTCGGTGCGGAGGTATATGCGGGCGCGACGACCGAAAAGCAGGCGTGGGAGGTTTTCCGTCCAGCGCAGTTGATGGTCAAGCGCTCGCCCATGCTGATCGATTCGGCTGGAATTGAGGTGAATGCCTCGAATATGAACAAGCCGGCCGACGGCAGCCGATTTGAGCCGATCATCGGCAACCCAGGCGACGGCGCGTCGCCGTCGTGTGCGATCGTGGACGAGTATCACGAGCACGACAGCGCCGCGCTGTACGAAACAATGCTGACTGGCATGGGCGCGCGTCGACAGCCGCTCATGTTCATCATCACGACTGCGGGCGCGAACATCGAGGGGCCGTGCTTCGACAAGCGCCGGCAGGTGATCGAAATGCTCGAAGGGACGGTGCCAGACGACGAGCTTTTCGGCTGGATCTGGACGATCGACGAAGGGGACGATTGGACCGATCCGCGCGTGCTGGCGAAAGCCAATCCGAATATCGGAATCTCGGTCTATCAGGACTATCTGGAAAGCCAGCAGCAGCGTGCGATTAAGTCTGCGCGCTTCACGAACACGTTCAAGACGAAGCACTTGAACGTCTGGACGTCGGCCAAGGCGGGCTATTTCAACCTCGAAGACTGGAAATCATGCGAAGACCGATCGCTGACCCTTGAGCAGTTCGAGGGGCAAGATTGCGTGCTCGCGCTCGACATGGCGCGCAAGCTCGATTTGAACAGTATGGCCCGGCTTTTCTGGCACGACATCGACGGGCGGCGGCATTACTTCTGCGTTGCGCCGCGGTTCTGGGTGCCCGAAGACACCGTGCGCAATACCGAAAACCGTCGTATGGCGGAGCGATATCAGGCGTGGGTCAATCAGGGCTGTTTGCTCGAAACGGATGGCGCGGAGATCGACTATCGCGACATTCTCGAGGAGGCGAAGGATGCGAACCGGTTGTGTCCGGTGCAATGCACTCCGCTCGACCCGCACGGCGCAACGAACCTGTCGCACCAGCTTGCGGACGAAGGGTTGACGCCAGTCACCATCGTGCAGAACTACACGAACATGTCGGACCCAATGAAGGAGCTTGAAGCGGCGATTACGTCGGGCCGGTTCCATCACGACGGAAACCCGATCATGACATGGTGCGTTAGCAACGTCATCGGCAAGAACTTGCCGGGCAATGACGACGTGGTGCGCCCGATCAAGCAGGGTAACGACAACAAAATCGACGGCGCTGTTGCGCTCATCATGGCGGTGGGGCGTGCAATGCTCGCCGATCGCGTCGATTCCGAGTCGATCTACGATCAAGGGGTGGGTGTTTGAATTCAATTGATATTGCGGCCTGGGTGGCCGGCCTGCTCGGGTTTGCTCTGCTGGTGACGGGCGTCGTGCTGATCAGCTTGCCGATCGGGCTCATCGTTGCGGGTGTCCTGCTGATGTTGTGGGCGTTCGTTGCGGATCTCGCGGCGGCTCGCGCTGCGCGAGTCGTTCAGCTGAAGGAGTAGCTCAATGTTTTTCAGCAGGCAATTGCTGTCCAACCTAGGCCAAACGCAGATGAGTGCGGGCGGGTGGGTGTCGGCGTTGCTCGGTAGCTCGCGGTCGGACTCCGGGCAGGTAGTGACTCCGGCAAGCGCGCTAGCGCTTACGGTCCTTCAAAACTGCGTGACGCTGCTTGCGGAGAGCATCGCGCAACTGCCGATTGAGTTGTACGAGCGTTCCGGAGAGGACAGAAAACCGGCAACGGACCACCCGCTGTATTCGATTCTGAAGTACGAGCCGAACTCGTGGCAGACGCCGTTTGAGTATCAGGAGCAGTCGCAGGTAGCCGTTGGCCTTCGTGGCAACAGCTACAGCTTCATCGATCGCGATTCGGACGGCGTCATTCAAGGACTTTACCCGCTAGACAACGAAGCGGTGACAGTCATGAGGGGCTCGGACCTGAAACCTGTTTATCGAGTCCGAGGCTCCGACCCGATGCCGCAACGCCTCGTCCATCACGTTCGCTGGATGTCGATCAACGGTTACACAGGGCTATCACCGGTCTTGCTTCATGCGAACGCAATCGGGCATGCGCAGGCGATCCAGCAGTACGCCGGCAAGTCGTTCATGAACGGCACGGCACTGTCGGGTGTGATCGAGCGGCCGAAGGATGCCCCGGCGCTCAAGGACCAAGCCAGCGTGGATCGCATCACCGATGGCTGGAACGCGAAGTTCGGCGGATCTGGTAACGCGAAGAAAGTTGCGCTCCTGCAGGAGGGCATGACGTTCAGGCCGCTATCGATGACGAACGTCGATGCAGCGCTGATCGACGCGCTGCGCCTTTCCGCGCTCGACATCGCGCGGATCTACAAGATCCCGGCTCACATGGTGAACGAGTTGGAGCGAGCCACGTTCAGCAACATCGAGCACCAGTCGCTCCAGTTCGTCATCTACACGCTGTTGCCGTGGGTCAAGCGGCATGAGCAGGCGAAGACGCGCGACCTTTTGCTGCCGTCGGAGCGCAAGCAGTACTTCATCGAATACAACCTCGCCGGGCTGCTGCGCGGCGATCAGTCGTCGCGATACGCCGCCTACGCGGTCGGGCGCCAGTGGGGCTGGCTGTCGATCAACGACATCCGGCGGCTTGAGAACATGCCGCCGGTCAAGGGCGGCGACATCTACCTGAGCCCGATGAACATGGTTGATGCCTCGAAGCCGCAGCAACTTCCCGTCGGGAAGTCTGAACCGACGAAAGCGGCAATCGACGAAATTGGGAGAATCCTATCTTGAAACCGCACCTCAGACTCGCAAGTCTGATTTTCAATCAGCCGCAGCTTGTCACGGACCCGATGATGTCGCTCGCCGTGCAATGGGCGAATCAGGCGCTCAACCTGAACATCATCAACCTTACCGTGAACGGTGCGCAGCCGAAGATCATGGAGGACGGCGAATTCGACAGCGGCGCGCAGATGGCTGCCGCATCGGAGCGCCGACGTGCCTTGGTCGCAGATACGGGCATGGACATCATTCCGGTGTCGGGGATTCTCGTATCGCGATCGGCGCACATGAACCCCTGCGAGCCGATGACCAGCTACGAAGGCCTGCGCTCTGCCGTGAATCAGGCGGTCGCAGATCCGGCGGTCGAACATATCGTGCTCGACATCGACAGCAACGGCGGGAGCGCGACCGGCGCGTTCGAGCTGGCGGACGACATCCGCGCTGCCTCGTTGGTGAAGCCGATCACCGCAATCGTCAACTTCTCGGCTTTCTCGGGCGGCTACCTGATCGCAGCCGCAGCGTCGAAGGTGATCGTCAGCCGCACTTCGGGCGTAGGGTCGATCGGCGTCATCGCCAACCATCTCGACGTATCGAAGCGGGATGAGCAGCAGGGGATCAAGGTGACGTCAGTGTTTGCCGGGGACCACAAGAACGATCTCACCCCGCATGAGCCGCTGAGCGACCAGTCGCTGACGTTCCTGACGAGCATGGTGCAAAACAGCTACAAGCAATTCGTCGACGCAATCGCGAACTTCCGTGGTTTGAGCACGCAAGCGGTAAAGGACACGCAGGCGGGAATCTTCTTCGGACAGAAGGGCGTTGAGGCTGGGCTCGCGGATAGCGTTGAGACGCCACAGGCAGCAATCAATCGCATCGCTGCCGAAGTTCGCGCCTCCCGAGCCGATCGTCAAGGCGCGAATGCGCGCCGTAGCGTTTCGGCTCGCGCGGCCGCGATGAACATGCAGGTGACGATGTAGCCAGTCGTCAGAAATCGGATTTTCGTCATTCAGCACTGGAGCGCGTTCGCGTCTCAGTCAAGCACTGCCGCCTTCGGGCGGCATTTTTTTGGGAGAAGAGTAGTGAACGTCAATGAACTTCGCCGCGAACGCGCAGCCGTCAATCAGCGGGTGCAAGCGCTGGCACAGATCGAGGTGGGCGGTACGGCGCTGTCGGTCGAGCAACAGGCCGAATTCGACCAACTCAGTTCGAAATTCAGCGAACTGACCGCGCAGATCGAACGCGCGGAAGCCGCTGAACGCATGGCGGCTGCGGCGGCTGTTCCGGTTGACCCGAATCCGACCGCCGTCGCGGCACCGGCCGCCGCGCCCGTGCATGCACAACCGAAGGCCCTGGAAGTGAAGGGCGCGAAGATGGCGCGCATGGTACGTGCGCTCGCGGCGGCGCGCGGCGACGCGCAGCTCGCCTCGAAACTGGCGATCGAGCGCGGCTTCGGCGAAGAAGTCGCGATGTCGCTTAACACCCTTTCGCCGGGTGCTGGCGGCGTCCTGGTGCCCGAGAACCTGTCGAGCGAGGTCATCGAACTGCTGCGTCCGAAGTCCGTCGTTCGCAAGCTCGGCGCGCGCACGCTGCCGCTCTCGAACGGCAACATCACCATCCCGCGCCTGAAGGGTGGCGCGATCGTCGGCTACATCGGTGCTGACACCGATATCCCGACGACGCAACAACAGTTCGACGATCTGAAGCTGACGGCGAAGAAGATGGCCGCGCTGGTGCCGATCGCAAATGACCTGATCAAGTACGCCGGCGTGAATCCGAACGTCGATCAGATCGTGGTCGGCGACCTCACCGCCGCGATCGGCGCGCGCGAAGACAAGGCGTTCATTCGCGACGACGGCACGGCGAACACCCCGAAGGGCCTGCGCTTCTGGGCGCTTCCCAGCAACGTCATCACCGCAAGCGACGCTTCGACGCTGCAAAAGATCGAAACGGATCTCGGCAAAGTCATTCTTGCGCTTGAAAACGCTGACGCCAATCTGACGCAGCCCGGCTGGATCATGGCCCCGCGCACGTTCCGCTTCCTCGAAGGCTTGCGCGACGGGAACGGCAACAAAGTCTATCCGGAACTCGCCAACGGCATGCTGAAGGGCTACCCGGTGGGAAAAACGACGCAAGTACCGATCAATCTCGGCGAAACCGGCAAGGAGTCGGAGATCTACTTCACCGACTTCGGCGACGTTTTCATCGGCGAGGAAGAAACGCTGGAGATCGACTACAGCAAGGAAGCCACCTACAAGGACGCCGACGGCCACATGGTCAGTGCATTCCAGCGCGACCAGACGCTGATTCGCGTGATCGCAAAGAACGACTTCGGCCCGCGTCACGTCGAGTCGATCGCTGTGCTGGCCGGCGTGGCCTGGGGCGCGTAAGCGAAGCTGCAATCGCGCGGCCCGTCAATTTGTGAGCGGGCCGCGTATCGGAGAGAAACATGAAAGTGGTCAAGATCGAGCGGCATTACGGCAAGTACACGCCAGGCGACATCGCAGGGTTCGACGACGAGCATGCGGACAAACTCGTCGACGCCGATATTGCCTCGGCTCACGAGGCGGATGTGAAGGGTGCGAAAGCGTCGGCGAAGGGCGAAAGCGCCAAGCCCACCGCGGCGAAGGGGTAACGCGGTATGGCTGCTGTTCTCGTCGAATATCTGGACGACGCGGAGCCGCTAACGTTCGAGGAGGTCGCTTTTCAGTGCCGCATCGATGACGACGACGAACGGGATTTCGTCGAACGCGTCGTGATCCCGGGCGCGCGGCAAGCGGCCGAGAGCAAGGCTGGCGCCGCGATACGCAAGGCGCGCTACGTGGAGCACCTGTCGGGATTTCCGCCCGCCGAGGTTCCATTGTCTGTCGGGCAGGTCATCAGCGTCGACAGCATTGAGATCCGCGATGCATCGGGAGCGACAACGACGCTCGACGCAGGCGCTTTCGAGCTTGTCCAGTTGGGCCGAGAGACGCTTCTTGTTCCAGCCGGTCAAGCACGTTGGCCGTATGCGCGCGCCGTGACGATCAAGTACCAGGCAGGCATTGACCTTGCGCGATACCCGTCGGTGCGATCGTGGATGCTACTCGCAGCCGCATGGGCCTATGACCATCGAGAACTCTACTCGGACGGGCAGCCCATGGGGGAAATGCCCGGCGGATATTCCGACGTTCTGCTCAATCCTATAACGGTTCCGCCGAGGTTCTGATGGAAGCGGGGAAACTCAAGGAAAGGATCGTCATCGAGCGGCCTAGCGGTGAGACGAATGAAAACGATGAGCCGATTCCGGGAGCGTGGGTCGTGCATGCGCGACCGTGGGCCGATGTTCGATTCCTGAACGGAAAGGAGCATGTCATCTCCGGCGCGGTTCGTGGTGCAACGGTCGCGAGCATGCGCATCCGCTATCGGGCCGGTATCGGCGACCAGATGCGTATTCGTTACGACGGCAGGCTTTACGACATCACGGCGGTACTGCCGGCGCGCAAACGCGGGTATCTCGACCTGTCGGTGAAGGTGGGGGAAAAGTATGTCTAGCATCCAGATTATCGGGCTCGCCGACCTGCGTGCGGATTTCGAGAAGCTTGCGAAATCGCAGTCGGCGAAGGCGCTTAGGCGCGCGACGCTGGCTGGTGCGAAGGTGATCCGTGACGAGGCGCGTAAGCGCGCGCCGAAGAAGACCGGGAAGTTGCGGCGCAATATCGTCTCGGCTGCACTTCGGCAGAAGGATGCGCCGGGTTTGGCGACGGCCGGCGTACGGGTCCGGACGAAGGGCAAGGCTGATTCGCCGAACAACGCGTTTTATTGGCGCTTCGACGAGTTCGGCACGCAGCACATGAAGGCTCAGCCGTTCATGCGACCGGCGTTTGATGCGTCGATCGGCGAGGCCGAGGGGGCGATTCGCACCGAGTTGGCGCGCGCGATCGATCGTGTGCTCGGAGGGCGGCGGTGAGCGTGATCGTCATCCGTGACGCCTTGCAGGGCATAGGTGGTGCGAAGGGGTATCTCGGCGTCGCACCGGCGAAGGCGCCGGCGCCGTATTTCGTCGTGACGCGCGTACATGGCGCGCTCGACATGGCGCTCGCCGGGCTGACTGGCGGCCGTTCCGGTTCCTATCAGATCGACTGCTACGCGCCGACGTTCACCGACGCCGATCGGCTTGCCGACTTGGCAGTCGATCGTGCGATGTCGGTTCAGGATCGGTTCTCGGTCGGGGGTGTCGACGAGTTGCCGGACGACTATTCGGAGGACACGGGACTATTCCGCATCAGCTTGGAACTGTCGGTCGAGTTCTGACCGGCAACACGACAATTCATTTGGCCCGCCGCGTGCGGGCCTTTTCATTTGTGAGGGGCATATGGCAGCAGAGAGAAGCAAGCGCACCAAGGCACAGGGAACGAAGGTCGAGGTGTCGAAAATGGCGTCAACGGACCTCGACGCGGCAGATCTGGTGTTCGTCGATCTGAGCGCGACGGGCAAACAGATCCAGTGGCAGGGCGGGCAGTCGGAGGAAATCGACGCGACGACATTCGCGAGCGACGAAAAGGAATCCGAGCTCGGCTTGCCCGACCCGGGCGAATTCTCGGTCGACGGCAATTACCAGTCGAACGACGAAGGGCAAAACATTCTGCGTGCCGCGCGTGCGACGGGCGAAAAGTATGTGTTCCGCGTCACGTTCGCCGACAAATCGCAGTTTCTGTTCGTCGGCATGGTGCGTCAGTACACGTGGGCGGCGTCGGTCAATGGGCTGATCTCGGCGACGTACAGCGTGCGTGTGAGCGGTGCGCCGAAGCTCGTGCCGCCGCCGGCGGCGTAACTCCCCGATCGCAGATAGGAAATGAGCATGGAAAACGAAAACCAAGGCGTGACGAGCCTGCGTGCAGCGGTGCTGAACCCGCTGACCGGTTGGCGGTACGAATTGATGAACGTACCGGAATGGAATGGCGAAAAGATCGCAGTGCGCGAGCCGACGGTCGGCGACCGCATGTTCTGGATCGAAGCGCTTCGGGACATCGCCGGGGTGACGGAGGACGACGACGAGGAGGTTGTTCGCGAGAAGTTCACGCGTGCGAGCGACGACGCGCACACGCAAGCGAATGCGCGGCTGTTCGTTCGCGTCGTCTTCGGTGAAACGCCGGACGGCTGGCGGCGGCTGTTCTCGGACGACGATGCGACCGCGGTCGCGGAGGCGTTCGGCCCCGTGCACAACCGCATCGTCGTGAAGGCGCTCGAGTTCGGCAAGCTCGATGTCGATCCGGTCGAAGACGCAAAAAAGCCTTCCGCCGAACCCCAGGCCTCCGCTTCCTGATGTCGCTCGCGCTGCGGCTTGGCAAGACGTTAGCCGAGCTGCGCGAGCAGATGTCGTCCGCCGAGCTGAGTCTCTGGATCGGGTTTGACGCGGAATCGCCGGTTGCAGATGATCGTGCGGATCTGCATGCGGCGATGATCGCGGCGGCGGCGTTTCAGTCGCAGGGCGCAAAGGTCAAGGTGTCGGACATGATGCCAAGATGGTCCGGCGAGCCCGCGACGGCGGAGGGAGAGGAAGGGGGCGGCGATCCGTTTCAAGCCGCCCTGATGCGCATGGCGAAGTAGGCGAGAAAACACTATGGCAACAAGCCTTCGCGAGCTGATCGTCAGCGTTACGGCGAATACGACCGAATACGACCGCCGCATGCGCGGTCTCTCGTCGACGGCCGGCTCGTATTTCAATGCGGTGCGCGACGGCGGGCGCACAGCGGATGCGGCGTTTGCCTCGAACGCCGCAAGCGTGCAGGTCACGGTGCGCGCGCTCGACGCGGCGCGCAGTTCGATCCGCGAATACGCACAAGCCGCCGCAGCGGCGTTCGGCGTGCATCAGTTGATCGAGTACGCCGACGAATGGACGAACCTGAGCAATCGCCTTCGGATCGTCACGCGTGACCAGATCGATTTCGCGATTGCGCAGAACGACGTGCTGCGCATCGCGCGCGACACACGGCAACCGCTCGACGCGACGGCCGAGCTGTATCAGCGGATCGCAAACAACGCGTCGCATCTCGGGTTGTCTATCAAACAGGTCGGCCCGCTTGTCACCACGATCAGCAAGGCGGTCGCGTTGTCGGGTGTCTCGGCAGATACTGCTCGTATGGGGCTCGTGCAGCTTGGACAAGCGTTCGCGGCGGGGCAGTTGCGCGGTCAGGATCTGAATAGCGTGCTCGAAGAGTTGCCGGGTGTCGCGGATGCTATCGCGCGCGGCATGGGCAAGAGTTCGGCGCAGCTCAAGTCGATGGCCGAAGAGGGAAAGCTGACCGTCGGTAATCTCGTCGAGGCGCTGACGCGCGCGGCGGGCGGCACGGATACGCTGTTCGAGAAAATGCAGACGACGGTCGGGCAGACGATGACGCGCCTGCAGACGGAGATCGTCAAGTATATCGGCGAGTCGGATCAAGCGACGGGCGCGAGCGCGAGGCTTGCGCAGGGAATCACGTACGTCGCAGAGCACCTCGACGGCATCGTGAAGCTCGGCGTGTCGCTCGCGGCTGGGCGGATCGCCGTGTACTTTGGGCAATCCGCAGTCGCGGCGACGCAGGCGGCGACAGCGTGGGTCGGCGCCCGGCGAGCGCTCGTCGAGGAGACGATCAAGCAACACGAGGCGGCGCAGGCGGCGCTCGCCAAAGCGCAGGGCGATCGAGCTGCTGCTGCGGCGAAGCTGCAAAACGCGCAGGCGGCGGAGGCGGCAGCGCAGGCCGAACTCGCGGGCATGCGCGCGATGCGCGAAAGCCTCGCGATGCAGTCGGCGTTGACGGCCGGCTCGATCAAGTACACCGAAGCGAAGCTTGCCGAAGCGCGTGCCGTCGAGGCGGCGGCGCAAGCGCATGTCGCGACGGCACGCGCGAACGTTGCCGGCAGTCAGGAAATCGGCGCGCGCATCGCGGGCATGCCGTACGCGGCGATCATCGCCCGCGAGACGGCCGCCGCGCAGCAGGAGCTCGAGCGCGCCGAGGCTTCGCTCGCGCTCGCGCAGCAGCGACGGACGGCGCTTGAGGCGGCGGCGAAGCAAGGCACGATCGACAAAGCGCGTTATACGGCGTCGCTGGCCGAGACGGATCACGGCCTCGCGCGAGCCGAGCGTGATGTCGCGCTTGCCACGCAGGCGCGCGAGCGAGCGGAACGCGCGGCGACCGCGACCGCGGCGGGGCTGAAGACGGCGACTGAAAGCGCGGCGACGGCGCAGACGGCGCTCGCGCGTACGGGCACGATGATGCGCTCGGTCGGCTCCGGCTTGCTGGCGGCGGTCGGTGGATTGCCGGGGATTCTGGCGACTGTGGGCACGGTCGCACTCGGCGCGGCCGCGAACTGGTTGCTGTTCCGCGACAACGCGAGCAGTGCGACGTCGAGCTTGATCGACATGCAGGCACCGCTCGATCAGATCATCGACAAATATCGGCAACTGACGCCGCTGTTGCAGGAATCCGAGCGGCTGCGCACGAAGCAGGAGGCGTCGCGCGCGGCAGACGACGCGCAGTCCGCGTACCGGAGTCTGGCGATGCGGGCGGCGCAAAGTGTCATGGTGCCGACGTTTGGCGATGCGCCGTCCGTCATGCCGGACGCTTATCAAGCCGAGCTGGATCAATTTCTTGCTGGGTTGGATCGCATCAGGGCGGCAGACCTGGGCGTCGACGAGAAGTCGCGCGAGATCGGTCAGTTGATTGACCGCTTCGTGTCCGCAACAGACGGCGGCGACGAACTACGTGCCGAACTTGTTCGAGCCGCCGGCGCGATCGACACGGCGAGCCTCGCGTCGCAGAAGGGCGCGCAAGCACTCACGGCGATGAACGTGGCCGCACGGGACGCTGCCGACGGCGTGCGGCTGCTGTCGGACGCGAACAATTTCTTTGCCGGCGGGATGGCGCAGGAGGCTTGGGAGAAGTACGTCCACAAGCTCAAGGAGGAATCCGACGTCATCGGTATGACGGCCCGTCAGAAGGCCGAATACGAGGCGAGGACGAAGAGCGCGAACGACGCGCAGGTCCGCATGGCGGGGCTGATCGCCGGGCGCGCCGACGCGTACAAGTCGCTCGAAAAGGCGATCGCCGACAAGGATTCGAAAGCCGCGGCGGGCGCGCGAACCAACATCGACAATCTGACGCGCGAGCTCGCGCTGATGAATCAGCAGATGGTGGTTGCGGAGGCGCTCGCCGAGTTTCAAGCCGACCTATCAAACAAGAAATTCGAGAAGTTCGGCTTCAACGCCGACGCGGCGCGCGCCGCGGCTGCCGCGCGCGGGCAGCAGGCTTTCGACGAGACGATCGCGTCCACTGCGGCGCAGACGTCACGCGTATCCACCAACGCCGCGGCGGCCCGCGTAGCGAAGGGCAGTGGCGTTCACTCGCTGGAAAGCGAGCGCATGCTCGACAACATCCGGCAGCGGATCGCGCAACTGCGCGTCGAGGCGGTCGCAACCGACAAGCTGACGCAGTCGCAAAAGGATCTCCTCGCGTTCGATCAAAAGGTGACGGATCTGCGCAGCAAGCGCAAGAAGCTATCGGACGACGACAAGAGCCTGCTTCGCGATCAGCAGGCGATTCGCGGGATGTACGAGCAAGCGTCGCAACTGGAAAAGGAGGTGCGCTATCGCGACGCGATCAACAAGCTGAAGGAGCGCAGTGCGCAGATTGACGCGGAGCTCGTTGACTACGCGGGGGAGCGTCAGCGTGACGTGCAGCGCGAACTCGGGGCGATGTCGATGGGTGACAACGCGCGCGAGCTGAATCAGGCCATCAATCGCGTGAGCGACGAGTTTCGCCGTCGACGGGACGAACTGACGAAGGGCGCGCGAAAGGACGGCACGCTTGGCTCGCCCGAGTACATCGCCGAGATCGAGCGCATCAACACGGCCGAGGCGGAGCAGGTCGCGCGCGAGCGCGGCTATCTCGAGCAGCGGCTCGCATTGCAGGCCGACTGGCGGGTCGGCGTGAAGCGGGCGATGGCGGTCTATCAGGAATCCGCGCAGAACGCAGCGCAGATGGCCGAGGAGGCGCTGACGAGTTCGTTCCGCAATGCCGAGGATGCACTCGTGTCGTTCGCGGCGTCGGGCAAGCTCAATTTCCGCGGACTGATCGACAGCATGATCGCCGACCTCGCGCGGTTTTCGGCGCGCGCGGCGATGTCTCAGGTGTTCGGAGCGATCGGCTCCGCTTTGGGATTCGGCGGTGTCTCCGATGCCGTCGGCGCGCTCGGTGGTGCGGCAAGCGCGGCTGTCGGCTCGAATGCCTATGGCTTTCATCTCGCGACAGGCGGGGCGGTGTGGGGACCGGGCACGTCCACGAGCGACAGTATCCCGGCGCAGCTTTCGAACGGCGAGTTCGTGGTCCGCGCCGCAGTGGTGTCGCAGCCGGGCGTGCGCGCACACCTTGAGCGATTGAACGCAGGGGGGCGATCCGGCTTCGCGCGATTCGCCGCGGGTGGGCTTGTTGGCGGGAGTGCGGGAGGAGGGGATTCGCCGGCGCGCAACGGCGGGATCTCGGTCAGCGCGCCAGTTTCGATCGAGGGCGGATCGTCGAACCCTGCGAGCCTGATCGCGGTTGGGGAGTTCCGAAAGATGCTGGAACAGATGATACGCGAGCTCATACAACGTGAACTCCGGCAGGGCGGAACCTTGTGGAGAGCGCAAAACTGGATTGCAGGATGAAAGACACATTTGAATGGCCGTCGACGGTACAAGGGCACGGCGGCGATACGACGCTGCGTGTGCGCAAAGCCCAATTCGGCGACGGCTACACCCAGCGGGCCGCAGACGGCCTGAACAATCGCGAATCGACATTCAATCTGCGGTTTGTCGGTAACGCGGCGAAGGTTGCCGCGATCATCGATTTCCTCGACCGGCATGCGGGCGCGGAGTCGTTCTACTGGACGCCGCCGCTTCGCGCCCGCGGACTCTTCGTCTGCGAAAAGTATTCCGAGCCGATCAAGAATGGCGCCGTCTATACGATGACGGCGCAGTTCGAAGAGACATTCTCTGTGTAGGAGTTCAGATGTCGGTACTTCAAAAAATCATCATGGGCGAGCCGCCCGGCGGAAGCGGCGGCGACAACAACCGCGTCGCACACACCAAGACGAACGAGAATTTCGGTGTGGTCGAACGCTCGACCCCGCTCGATATCGGGTATTTCAACGATAGTATGGATCTGACGCCTGACGATGTCGGAAAACGGTTCGGGCTGTGGATCGCAGATGCGGGAAAGGTGATCGGGCTCCCGCCCGCGTCGTCGGTGCGGCCGAATTCCTGCATTCACCTGTTCAACGTACAGGAGAAGGTATCGATCAAGTTGCAGGCGGGTGATCTGTCTCAGTTGACCGTGCTGAATACCGGCGACTGGGCGAAGTACGTGTCTGACGGTGTGAAGATCTGGCACGTCGCCGAGCGCGGCAAGATGATGTGGGACGAGGTCGTCGGCGGCAAGCTGACCGTGGGTAGCGATCTCTTCGCGGCGGCTCAGAACGACGAAGGGCACCTTGTGCTTGGCAAGATGCCTGGCTATTTCTACGGAAATAGCGAGTCGGTGGGGTGGTGGTCTTTAGACGCCGGAGGATCGTACCAATACCTACTCAGCGACCATACGTTTCGCGTCAACGGCGAAGTAGTCGCTGTGTGCGACAAGGGGAACGCCCTTCGGTTCGACTGGGGGAAGAAGACGGCTGGCCAGCTCGGGGCGACGGTCGACGGCAAATACCTCGGCTATCTCTGGCACAGCGGCAACCTTGCACAACCGATGACGCTTGATACGCCGCAATACGTCGGGACGAAGAAGACGTTCACGCAGGCGCAGGAAATCGCCGTCGGTGCAACAGGGCTTCATACGCAAGCGTCGCTGTACCTGAACGGAATGGGCGGTCTTAGCTACCTCGGATTTTCCGGGCTGAACAATACCGTCGGCGCGCAGTTTCGGATTTCCAGCAACACCTCGGTCGCCGAATTGCAGTGCGTCAACTACAACGCGACATCGTTCGGGGTGTTGACCGCTTCGAATTTCAACCAGGCGTCGGATCGCGCTTTCAAGTCCGACATCAGGACACTCGAAAACGTAATGGCGCGGCTGCGCGGTAAGCGGGGCGTGACGTACTTGCAAAAAAACAGTCCGGAAGCGGGGCGGCAGGCTGGCGTCATCGCAAACGAGTGGTGGGATTTCCCGGAACTGCTCGGCGAGGGGCCCGAGATCGACGAGGACGGCGATTTCATCGTGCGTCAGTACGACGAGAGAGGCAAGGAAATTTTCGGCGAGAGCGGGCCGTCGAAGGGGCGGCCGTCGCTGACCTTCCGTTACACGAACGCTGTCGGCGTGCTGTTGGCCGGCTTGCTCGAGACGGATGCGGCGTTACAGGACGCGCTCAGGCGGATTGCGGAATTGGAGGCGGCGAAGTGAGTGTAACGGCAGACATCCAGCAGCTGGAGCCGGGGCGTCTGATTGAGTTTTTCGAAGTCGACTGTACGGAAATCGGCGCCGACGTGCTGCGCTTTCATCGGCATCTTCAGTCGACGTCGATCGTATGGCAGGGGCGCGAGTACAGGTCGTGGCCGATTCAGGCCACCGGCTTCGAGCAGACATCCGACGCGCAGCAGCCATCGCCGACGCTGCGGGTGGGGGACATCAACGGAACGATTTCGGCGCTGTGCGTTGCGCTTGGCGATCTCGTCGGCGCGAAGGTGTTCCGGCGCCGGACACTCGCGCGCTACCTCGACGCCGTGAACTTTCCGGCCGGCAATCCGACGGCGGACCCGAACGAAGAAATGCCGCCGCAGCAGTGGCGGATCGAGCAGAAGAGCGACGAGCAGCCGGGTTTGCACGTTGAATTCACGCTCTCGTCGCCGCTCGACTTCGGTGGCCAGCAACTGCCGAAGCGGCAGATTATTTCGATCTGCCAATCGCACTACCGCGGTCCTGAGTGCGGCTATGCCGGTACGGCGTGCTTTGACAAGGACGACAACCCCGTGAGCGATCCCGCGCTCGATCGATGCAGCAGGAAGATCAGCGGTTGCGAACGTCGATTCGGCGTGAACAGCCCATTGCCGTTCGGCGGCTTCCTGTGCGACACGATGGCGTGATGCACGAAACAGTTTCGATATGAGGACCCGCCACACGGCGGGTTTTTTTATGGACGAACAGATCAAGAAGGCGATCGAGGCGCACGCGCTCGCAGAGTATCCGCGCGAGTGCTGCGGGTTGGTCGTGAAGACGGCGAGCGGCGAGACGTACGTGCCCTGCCGAAACCTCGCAGCCGCGCCGACGGACCAATTCGCGCTCGCATCCGATGACTACGCCGCCGCGGAAGATGCTGGCGAGATCGTCGCTCTCGTGCATTCGCATCCGGGGGCGTCGGCACAGCCGAGCGAAGCGGATCGCGCGATGTGCGAGCGCAGCGGCATCGCGAAGTGGGTGATCGTGTCGCTCGGCGTGCAGGCCGACGGATCGATCGGCGTCGACGACTGGTGCGAGTTCGCGCCGGCCGGCTATGTCGCGCGGTTGGTCGGTCGCCCATTCGTGCATGGTGTGCACGACTGCTACGCGATCGTGCGCGACTGGTATCTCGCTGAGCGCGGCGTCTCGCTACCCGACTTCGAGCGCGAGGACGAGTGGTGGAACGACGGCGGATCGAACCTCTACCTCAACCACTATCAGGACGCCGGTTTTCTCGACGTCGGCCGCGACGTGACGTTGCAGGTCGGCGACGTGCTGCTGATGCAGATCCGTAGCAAGAACGGCGTGCCGAATCACGCGGGCGTGTATCTCGGTGACGGGCAGTTTCTGCATCACATGCACGGTCGCCTATCGACGCGCGCGGTGTGGGGCGGGATGTGGGCCGACTGCTGCACGACGGTACTGCGCTATGTGGGAGATCGAAAGTGAACGAGACGTTTCGCACGATAAGGTTGTATGGGGTGCTCGGTGGGCGTTTCGGAAGAGTTCATCGTCTCGCCGTTTCATCGACCGCGAAGGCGGTGCGCGCGCTGTCGGTGCTGATTCCGGGCTTCCGCGCGTTCCTGACGTCGGCGCGCGACGGCGGCCTCACGTTCGCCGTGTTCAACGGCCGGCGCAATCTCGGCGAGGACGAGCTCGAGCATCCGGTGGGGCGCGACGAGATTCGCATTGCTCCGGTAATCGTCGGCAGCAAGCGCGGCGGGCTCTTCAACACGATTCTCGGCGCCGCACTCGTCGCTGTCGGCGCGATCGCGACGTTCGGTTTCGCGCAGCCGTGGGGCGCATCGCTGATGGGGCTCGGTGCGTCGATGGCATTGGGCGGCATCGTGCAGATGCTCAGTCCGCAACAGGCCGGGCTCGCGGGGACGGCCAACAACGGCACGTCGTACTACTTCAACGGACCCGTGAACAGTGCGGCGCAGGGCGAACCGGTGCCGCTCGTTATCGGCGAAATGATCGTCGGCTCGAAGGTGGGCAGCTCGGGAATCTATGCGGAGGATCAGGTTTGAAGAAGCTCCATGCAGAAAGAGGGCTGAAGCGGATCTACGGCGCGAAGGGCGGCGGCGGTGGTGGTGGCAGCAGCGAATCGCCCGACAGTCTGCATTCGATTGCGCGCGCGAAGGTGCTCGATGTGATCTCGGCGGGGCCGATCGTGGGGCTGGTGAATGGCCTGCAGTCGGTCTATCTCGACGGCACACCGATCCAGAACGCGGACGGTTCGCTGAATTTCCAGAACTACACCGTCGACGTGCGGACGGGCACGCAGGATCAGGACTACATCCCGGGCTTTCCGGCCGTCGAGCGTGAGGCCGGCGTCGGCGTGCCGCTGACGTCCGACGCGCCGTGGGTGCGCCAGATCCAGAATACGCAACTGACCGCGGTGCGTGTGCGCTTCGGCGTGCCGGCGCTACAGCGTCAGGACACGTCAAATGGCAACATCACAGGCTATCGCGTCGACTATGCGATCGACTTGTCGGTCGACGGCGGGTCGTATACGCAGGTGCTGGCCGGTGCGTTCGACGGCAAGACGACGTCGCTCTACGAGCGCTCGCATCGGATCGAGCTGCCGCGCGCGAAAAACGGCTGGCTGATCCGTGTGCGCCGTATCACGCCGAACGCGCACACGGCGACGATCGCCGACGCGATCAACATCGAAGCGATCACCGAAATCATCGATCGGAAGCTTCGCTATCCGATGACGGCGCTCGTCGGCATGACGTTCGACGCACGTTCGTTCTCGAGCGTGCCGGTGCGTTCGTATCACGTGCGAGGGATGATCTTCCGTGTTCCGACAAATTACGATCCGGAGACCCGCACGTATTCGGGCACTTGGGATGGCACGTTCAAGGCAGCATGGACGAACAATCCAGCTTGGGTCTACTACGGCCTACTGCTCGACAAGCTCAACGGATTGGGCGACCGTGTCGATGCGTCGATGGTCGACAAGTGGGCGCTGTACGCAATCGCGCGTCACTGTGACGAGCTGGTATCGGACGGGAAGGGCGGCAAGGAGCCGCGCTTTACGTGCAACTGCGTGATTCAGACAAAGGCGGATGCGTTCAAGGTCGTGCAGGATATCGCAAGTGTCTTTCGCGGGATTTCGTATTGGGGGGCCGGCTCCGTCGTCGCGTCGGCCGATATGCCGTCCGATCCGGTCTACCTGTACACGGCCGCGAACGTCGTCGGCGGTTCATTCAAGTACGTCGGCAGCGAGCGCAAGACGCGCTACACGGTCGCGCTCGTCAGCTACAACGATCCGACGAACCAGTACAAGCAGGCTGTCGAAGCCGTGCAGGACGACGACGGGATCGCGCGATACGGCGTCATCAAGACGGAGGTCACGGCGTTCGGCTGCACGTCGCAGGCGCAGGCGCACCGTCTCGGTCGGTGGCTGCTGCTGACGTCGCGGTACGAGACCGGGACGGTCTCGTTTCAGGTCGGGCTCGACGGGACGCTTTGTGCGCCGGGACAGGTGATCGCCGTTGCCGACCCTAAGAAGGCCGGCCGCCGGATCGGCGGCCGTATCCGCGCCGCAGCCGGCGAGACGATCACGCTCGACAAGGCGCCGACTATCGCCGCCGGCGATCGTTTCACGGCGATCTTGCCGTCGGGCATCGCGCAGGCGCGGGTGGTGAAGGCCGTCAACGGTGACACGGTGACGCTTGCCGCGCGCTTCGACGCTGATCCGGTGCCGGGCGCTGTGTGGATGGTCGAGAGCAACGAACTCGCCGCACAGCAGTATCGCGTGGTGAGTGTGCAGGAGAGCGACGACAACGGCCAGATCGTCTACACGATCAACGCGACACAGTATGAGCCGGGCAAGTATGCGGCGATCGACGACGGCGCGCAGATCCAGCAACGGCCGATCACGATTGTTCCGCCTTCGGTACAGCCACCGCCGTCGAACGTACGCCTGTCGACGTACTCGGTAGTCGATCAGGGCATTTCGAAAACGTCGATGGTGATCGCGTGGGATGCGGCGAACCACGCGACGAGCTACGTCGCCGAATGGCGCAAGGACAACGGCGAGTGGGTGCGGGCGCCGTCGACGGGCGGTTTGCAGGTTGAGGTGCCGGGCATCTATCAGGGCAAATACCTCGCGCGCGTGCGCGCCGAAAACGCGCTCGGCGTGACGTCGATTCCGGCGTATGGCGTCGATACGCAGCTGACCGGGAAAACCACTCCGCCGCCGTCGGTCGTGTCGCTGACCGCGGCGGGCATCGTGTACGGGATCGACCTGAAATGGGCGTTCCCGGGTGACGGCTCCGCCGGCGACACGCAGCGAACGGAGATCTGGTACAGCCGCACGCCGAATCGCGACGACGCGATCAAGTTCTCGGATTTCGCGTTCCCGCAGGCGTCGACGTCGTATCAGGGGCTCGCGGTCGGACAGGTGTTTTATTTCTGGGCGCGCCTGGTCGACACGTCCGGCAACGTCGGGCCGTGGTTCCCGGCGAAGGGGCCGGGCGTGCAGGGGCAGCCGAGCACGGATCAAAGCGACTACGAGAAGTACTTCGCTGGGCAGATCGGGAAATCGGCGCTCGGTACGGACCTTCGCGAACCGATCGACCTGATCACCCCGCCGATGGCCGGCGACGCGACGATTTACGCGGGCGACGAGACGCTCAATGCCGGCGTCTGGTCGTTGCAGTCGGCGATCGCCGAGGGCGACATGGCGGTCGCGAAAAAGGTCGACACGGTCGCGGCGCAGCAGCGATCGAGCTCGAACCTGCTGAGCGCCGCGGTGCAAACGGAAGCGATCGCGCGCGTCGAAGCGGATCGCGCGCAGGCGCAGCAGATCACGACCGTACAGGCGCAAGTGAACGACAACGCGGCGGCGGTGCAAACCGTCGCGAAGTCGTACGCCGACCTGAACGGGCGTGTCGCGGCGTCGTATCAGGTCAAGGTGCAGACGACCGTCGACGGCCACAAATACATGGCGTCGATCGGCGTGGGCATCGACAACGAAAACGGCGTCGTCGAATCGCAGGTGCTCGTGTCGGCGAAGCGGTTCGCCGTGATCGACGAGGACGGCTCCGGTGTGATCGGTGCGCCGTTCGTCGTGCAGGGCGGGCAGGTGTTCTTGCGTCAGGCGCTGATCGGTGCGGGCTGGATCACGAACGCGATGATCGGCAGTTACATCCAGTCCGACAACTACATCGCGGGGCGGCAGGGGTGGCGATGGGACAAGTCCGGTTGGATGGAAATCAACTCCGTGAACGGAAGCGGCATTCGGACGGTTATCGACGGAAACGGAGTGCGGGTGTACGACGGCAACGGCGTGCTTCGCGTGCGAATGGGGATGTGGTGAGCATGGATGCGGGATTATGGATTTGGGACGGAGCGGCGCGCCTCATGCTCGACGGAACGACACGCTGTGGCCGGATCGTTGGAATGCAGCGTATTCAAGAGGGCATGGACGGCAGCGCGGCGGCAGATCTCTCGCGCGGGGAACCGTTCTGGGCATTCATGCCCGATTGGTTGTTCCGGCACATTTCGATGAACGCCCCGGTGCCCAACGTGGAAATCAATGCGGGTGGGGTGCGATGGTGGTTCAGCCGCGACGGTAATAGCAGCAATCGAACGCCGGTGCCGGGCTGGCTTGTCTACGGGGTTTTCTGATGGATGGAAGATTTCAAGCCTTTACAGAAGGGGGGCTGTTTCAGATCGACGGTTCGACGCCGAACTATCAACTCGTTCAGTCGATGGTGGCGATATCGCAACTGATTCGTATTGAGACGGTCAGGAACGACAAGAATATTCCCTACGAAGGGCAATTTTGGGTGTGCTCGTTCACGTTCTCTGCTGAAGTTCCGCTATATGCGTTCTCCACTGATCCGGGAGTGGGGATATCGATTTGGGACTCCTATAGCAACGACGGGCGGACCTACACGGTGCGCCTTATTACCGAAACGCAGGCTACCGTGCGCTTCTTTGTGTTTTCCAACGTCCCGCCGGTGGATCATGGATTCGGGCTGCAGGTGTTCAACGAGCGCAGTCAATTGATTGCAGATGCGTTGACGCCGTTTTACCGTGTGCTCGACGTGGTTCAGGATGTCTACATGAATGGAACGGGCTGGACGGTGGAGGGTGCTCCCAGTCCTCAATGGCAGCAGCGATTGTATGATCGTCCGGTGTTGATTTCGGGAATGTGGCCCGCGCATTTTATTTGGGGGTCGTCGAACAGCAATCAGCGGCTGTGGGACATCCTTGAGATAAGCGCCGTACGGGTGAGCGGCGGCAACGTATCTTGGGGGACGCTGCTATACAACGGCGGCCGACATCCCAATGTCGCAACGTTTCGCGAATGTTGGCACTATCGATTCATGGTGTTGGACGGAACCGGGATCATCTAATACGCCGCCTTTGGGCGGCTTTTTCATTTCTGCGAGGAGTGGATGCGAGCTAGTCCTACGGAAGCCGTGAGCTACGCGGGAAGCATAGCGTCGGTCGCGTCGTCGCTTACGTTGACCGATATCGGCGTGATCGTCGGTATTCTCACGGCGATCGCGACTTTCGGTTTGAATTTTTACTTCGCACGACGTAAGGATCGTCGAGAGCAGATCGAGCTCGCTGCACGCCTGCGTGAACTGGAGCATCACGATGGCTGAGAAGAAGACGCTGATTGGAGTGGTAGGGGCCGCGACAGCGGCCCTTTTGCTTTCTATCATTGCTGCATTGAAGTGAGGTGCTTGTCGCGCGGCCAGATCCAATCGGCATCGTCACGGCATGCAACGGCGATACGAAAGACGTGTACGCGGGCCAGCGCTTCACGCGTGATGAATGCCGCGCGCGGCTCGAGCAACGGCTCATCGAGCACGCGGAGCCGGTCCTGACGTGCACGCCCGGCTTGAGGGGGCGCACATATCAGCTCGCGGCGGCGGTGAGCTTCGCCTACAACATCGGGCCGCGCGCCTACTGCGGCAGCACAACGGCGAGGCGGTTCAATGCGGGCGACTGGCGGGGCGCGTGTCGCGCGATCAACGAGTCGGACAACGGTCGGCCGCAGTGGGTGACTGCTGGCGGTCGAGTGCTGCCGGGTCTCGTGAAACGCCGCGCTACTGAACGCGCAATTTGTGAGCGGGGGCTGTGATGCCGAAAGCAGCTCTGTATCTGTTGGCCGCGCTGCTTGGCATGGCGGCCGGCGCTTGCGTCGAGCACCTGATCGGCGCACATCGGCTTGCCGACGAGCAGGCCGCGCGGGCGTTCGACGCGCAGCGGCATGCCGAAGCGTTGGGCAAGATCTCGCGCGCCGCGCTCGACGCCGAGCAGCGTGCGATCGCCGCGCACGATGCCGCCGCGTCGGCGGTGGCCGCCGTCGACCAACGAACCACGAAGGAGAGGAACGAGCATGAAGCAGAGAGTCGCAGCCTGCGGGCTGCTCTTGCCGCTGGCACTGAGCGGCTGCGCGTCGCTGTCCGACACTGCACGGCAGCCGGTGGCGACGGCGTGCCCGGCGCTTCCAGCGCCGCCGGCGTGGGCGATGGTGCCGCCGCCTATGCAGACGTCGACGCAGCGGTTGCGGAACGCGTTTTCGGCGTCGCCGGCGACGATCAGCGCGAGATCGACAAACTGACGGCCCTACAGGGCTACGTGTGCGCAGTCCGGCCTAAGACTCCGGGCTGCGAACAGAAGTAACGAGAAACAGGGCGACCGGCGTGCGTGCGGGAACACTCATGCCGGTCGCCTTTCCACTGTCCGTGCCAGTGAATCGGCCAAGGCCCTGCTTGCCTACGTAGGCGGGCCGGATTCTACATCAAGTTTAAAAACGGCTTTCACAATGGCAAATCCCATTATTCCCTGGATCGGCGGCAAGCGTCGACTCGCTGACCACATCATCCCGCGCTTTCCGAAGCACGACTGTTACGTCGAGGTGTTCGCGGGCGGGGCGGCGCTGTACTTCATGCGACCGCCAGCCAGGGTCGAGGTGATCAACGATATCAACGGCGAGCTGGTGAACCTGTATCGCGTCGTTCAGCACCATCTCGAAGAGTTCGTGCGTCAGTTCAAATGGGCGCTGACGAGCCGGCAGGTGTTCGAGTGGCTGAAGCATACGGTCCCGGAAACCCTCACCGACATCCAGCGTGCGGCACGCTTCTACTACCTGCAAAAAAGTTGCTTTGGCGGGAAGCTTGAAGGGCAGACGTTCGGAACGGCGACGACTACGGTGCCGGGCCTGAACCTGCTGCGCATCGAAGAAGAGCTATCGGCGGCGCACATTCGTCTCGCGAATGCGTACATCGAGCGGCTCGATTGGGCGACCTGCATCGATCGTTACGATCGGCCGCACACGCTGTTCTACCTTGATCCGCCGTACTTCGAGACTGAAGGGTACGGCGTCGCATTCCCTTTCACGGAGTACGAGAAGATGGCCGAGCGGCTGCGGTCGATCAAGGGGCGCGCGATCGTCAGCCTCAACGACCATCCGGAGATCCGGCGCGTGTTCGCCGGTTTCCATATCGAGAGCGTGCCGATTCAGTACACGATAGGCGGCGGGAAGGGCGTCGAGCGCCGCGAGCTGATCATTTTCAGTTGGGACGATGCGGCGCAGCCAGTCGGGCTGTTCTGATCGATTGGCTGCGCGCGTTGCTCGTCTATGTCTGCGGAAGAGTTTCGTAATTGTTGTGTAATATTTCGTCCGCGGGGCATGGTATATCAATAAGAACCTGGGATCAAAATGAAGAAAACGATCATTGCGATAGTGGTGGCGGCGACGCTGGTAGCATGTGGGGGCGGAAACGACGGGCCGACAGCGTCCAGTCCAGCGATCAAGTTGACGTATTCAGGGGCACCGATCGTCGCGGCGCGTTCCGCTCGTGTGATGGCTGCAGCTGCGTCGACGACGGGCGGTGGAGCCGTGTCGAGCACGCAAGCAACTATCGATGCGCTACAGAACGCGTTTAAGGCGCGCGGTGCCGATATCGGCGTGTATCCCGGCGTCGTCGACGGAACTGCGTTGCATCAACTGGTGATGGCGGAAAGCGGCGGCGTTGGCCCTACGCACGACGAGGTATTCAACGCGAATATCAACGTCAGCGAATGGGTGTTGATGAATTTCGAGTTCGACGACATGACGGGCTACATCGACACACCCGAGAAGCAGGCGGCGGTCGATCAGTTCAAGCAAGATCTCGCCGTGTACGGTGCGCGAGAATACATGAAAGGTCGCGTTGTGCATGCCGTCTTGCCCATCGTGTCATGCCAGCCGGAGCGGGTCGAGCGGTTCATCGACGCGGCGGGTTTTGCTCATGAGCGCCGATATCCGACCGCGTCACGGGCACTGTACGGGGCGATCAATTCTGCATCTCGTAGTGGAGCGGTATCGTTCTTGACGGTCGGCGGAGTCTATCAGTCGAATCCCGGGCACATGGGCGATGACTGTTCCACTCCGGACCAGTCTGCGCAAGACGAGCAGATTAGCCGCATCGTCGATCCGCTCGTGATCAATTACCATACGGCGCTCGATACTATCGACAAGTGCAAACACAATCCCGAGGCAATTCCTGAGTATGAGCGAGCGGGGCAGTGCTGGGGGATCGAGCCGGAAAAGAAATAGTTCGTTCAGTTGCCCCGGTCGCTCGACCGGGGCTTTGCATCCAAAATCGGGTGCATTGTTTTGATCCAATTCCGGTGTTCGCGGAATTACGAATTTGGATTCCTGTTATGTCTGACAGGGTGGTTCCGGCAATTTCCCCCGTGCTACATTCCATCGAAAATTTCCTTGTGGAGAGTTCGACATGGGGTTTGCGTTTATTTGCGAGGGGGACACGACCACGCATGGGGGGCGTGTGGTCGGCTGTAACGTCGCTAACACGGTTCATGGAAGGGCAATCGCATTGCTTGGCGACATGGTGACGTGTCCGCGGTGTGGTGGGATTTACCCGATCGTCAGCGTAAAGCGCGAGTTGAACATGACGTTTGGTGATAGGCCGATTGCTACAGACGGAGACAAGACCGCGTGTGGGGCAACGCTTATCGCGTCGCAAGGCTTCGCCACGGTTGCCCCTACATCAGGGACCGCTGGCGGCAATTCGATCGGTGGTGGGAAGAGCGTCGTCCCGCAGTCGATGTCACGAGGGCCGGACAATCTATACCGTGGGCGCTTCCAGGTATTTGACGAGACGACTGGAGAACCGATCGCGAACCATCCCTACGTTTTGCAAACAGCGGACGGCCGGACAATATCCGGCCAGACCGACGCCGACGGCTACACGCAGTGGCACGAGGCAAACACGGCTGGATCGTTGCAATTTTCAGCCGAGTCGACTCAGGGGCCGGGCGAAGGCGGTGTTTTATGAGTGGTCGTGCCTACGGAGCCAACTCCGGTCAAGGTGGCATGTCGCCGAAAGGCGAAACGACGCCCGTGCGTCTTCGGCCCGCTACACCCGACCCGGTCGATAAAAAGGTCATCTGCAAGGCCGTTTGTGTATGCAGTCGAGAGCCAGACACTGGTGCATCGGGCCAAAGCCTCAAGCAGCAGTGCGTTTCGCGCAACCTGCGCGACGTGGATCGGTCGATGGGGTGGAAGAGCCCGTACAAGTCGGAAGTCAACTACGACATGACGCAGATCCCTCCGTCGCCGATCATGCGCTCCGCGTCTCCCTTGGAGCCGCACCCTTACTTGCCAGGCTGGATTCAAAAATACTGGCCTGGCGGGAAAGATGCGTATCCCGCTCGCGCCGGTGCTGTTCGGCGCCCCGACGTGGTGATTGTCAAGGACGGATCTCTGCCGCCAACTCAGGACAACATCAAGAGCGTGGTGGAGATTAAATTCCCGCCTCAAGAAAGGGATCGCGAGCAAGAGGACGACTACGCACGCATTGCCGGTTCGCCCGAAAAGGTTGCGACTATGGGCCCCGGCGACTGTGACTGCTCCGACGATGACGCCAATGAAAGTCCGCTCCGAGCGGTTTCTGAGGCGCTCTCCGAACTCGGGCGTTCCCTGCGTCAACTACTTAACCGCAGTCCTGCTTCCCCGCCTAGCATGGGTGGTTTGCCGTTGCCGCCGCCCCCCATAGTCGTTCCATAATTGAGCCTTCCTAGCATCGACGCGAATATGGATCAGAATTTTCTCGAATGGGCAAAGGCCAATCAGGGCAAAGCGCTGGTGCCCAATGGTCTTTTGGAACCTCGCTACGCAACCGGTGGAATCGGAGCGGCCGTCGTCGTGCGCGCGTCGCTCTATTTTGAGCGTGCATTCGATCCCGCCGTCCGCGCGGCGGTTGCCGACTGTTTCGACGACTACTGTGCTGTACCCGAATGCAAATTGACGTTCCTATGGAGTAACGGGAAGGCGGCGCAGCCGTTCGCGCGAGCCAAGCCTCTGCGTGCAGCAGCCAGTAAGCTCGGTCCTGAGGACCGTTTCGACTTCTGCTACGTTGGCGGGGAGCAAGCCTCGGACGCAAGTTTTTGGAGATTCGAGGTCGTGGGTCAGCGCCAGTGGCAAGAGAAGATGGGCAATCGCGGTCTCAACTCCCTTGCGTTCTCATGGCCGGTTGTGGCTGTCCAAGAGAACCCCGATGCCTTCGCAAAACTGTTCTTTGATGCTGCGCGCCGCTTAGATGCCGTTCAAGGTCAGGCGGGCTTCGCCGTCAACCTTTCCCCGACCGCTCCTCACGAGAATGAGGCGACCGAATACTGGATCGCGCAAATTATGCCGGGGCTCGATGTCGGCGACCCCGGATCGACTTCAGCCCGCGATCTGAAGGGCAAAATTAAATCCGTCAATTGGCTGACAGCCATCGGCAAGCCCATGTTGGACACCGTCGGCGGTGTTCGCGCGCTGACGTCGGAACTCCCTCCGAATTGGTTTGCCATTGGTGATTACGGTGCCGGCGTTATCGTCCGTGCGGGCGTATTGCCTGAGTCGGGTCTCTCCGAGCGCGAGGAGCAACCCCCGTTCTTGCCACCGACCTACGTCGTCCTCGATAAGGCACTGCGGCGCGTGCGAGCGGAAAGCATGGACATTCTTCAGCGCGGCACGGTCAACGCCGGCGCGCCGGTCTACAACACGCGCGAATCAACGGCAGCGTGGCTGCGCCGCTTCGAGGTGGGCGACGACGAATTGCTCAGTGCGAAGGCTGCGATTCTCAAAACGCCGCGTTTGCCCAAAGGCTCGATTCCGAGTAGTAGTGGCGATCCAGTCTGATGCATCGGCAGTTCGCCGCGCCGCTCCCGTTTTGGGCGGGCAGTAGGTGGCCGGCGAGAGTGGCGTTCGCCACAGTCGAGCAGGTATTCGCATCTCATCGGGAAAGTTCTGGTCGTTCATCTTTTGTCCCTGCTACGTGATGCGATAGAACGCCTCTTCGCCGCGCTCGACTTCAAGGATGCGCTTTAACTGGTCGAGCGCGAATAGCTCCATCCCACGTTTCTCTGCCTCAGCTCGAGCTGCGTCGACGAGCTTTTGCGATTTTCCAACAATGTTGTTTCGCAAATATGCGATCTCGAGAGCCATGCGTTGCTCGAGCGTATGCCGGCCGACCTTCTTGCCTTCCTCGAGACGCCATTTTTCGCGCAGTTCAGCCCACGTTACCCGCTGAAATTGCGGGACTGATTTCGGCGATGCGCCGGGCGGCGCGTCGTCTGGCGACTCCCAGCGCTTAGACTTGAGCTCTTCGCGGGCACGCCACTCGTCCGAAAAGGGCGCGACCGGTTCTCGCATACGGGCGAATGGGGCGGCACGATCGATTTCCTTCTCGACAATGTAGCCAAGCCTCCGTAGCGGCGCCCCATACTCGAGCAACGACGGATCAATTGCGCGTGCCCGCCGCGACGCATCTGCGATGCAACTGCGGAGCTCCCACAACGTGAGGCGTTGGTGTTGAACTTCGAGAATCAGCCGTTGGACGTCTGCATACGTGCAGCGCGTCCACCACTCGGTCATCTCGGGTAGTTTGGGAGGGTTGAACGGTGGCAGGATCATTTCGTAATACGAGAAAACCTGTAATTTTATACAGTATATCTTGGACTATGATGAAGTGATCCATCCCCTGAAAAGAGGTGCCGTCGTGTGCACCAACTATCGCGCCCCTGACGAAGATCCGGGTATCAGCGAGCTCCGGCTTGGTCTGATCGACCTATGGAAGAGAACGCCTTGGGAGCCCGAGATTTACCCGGACTATCTTGCGCCCACGGTGGCGATGATCGATGGGCGCGTCGAGGCGTTCCTCGCGGGGTTCGGCTATTGGCCGCGTGCGCTGCAGAAAGCGAACATAGAAAAAGCGAAGGCCGAGGGCAAAGCGCCGCCGATTATGCGTAGCACAATGAACGTGCGCGACGACAACCTCGGGCAATCGCCGCTATACGGGCCGGCGTGGCGCGCGGGTCGCCGCTGCCTGATTCCGGCGCGATGGATTTACGAACCATGCTACGAGACCGGCCGAAACGTCTGGCATCGAATCGGCCTGACTGATTGGCGGCCGTATTGTGTTGCAGGGATCTGGCGCACGCTGAAGAGTGAGGATGGAAGAGAGACGCACACGATGGCGATGATCACCGTCAACGCCGAGGGCGATCCCATCATGTCGCGCATGCATAAGCCCGGCGACGAAAAGCGATCGGTCGTCATACTTCGGCCGGACGATTGGGAAGAGTGGCTCACGACGTCGAATGCTGAAGCCGCTCGCGCGATGTTGCAGCTCTATCCCGCGGGCGACATGGTTGCAGCGCCAGCACCGTGATTGGGAAGGGAGAAGGCGCCGTAGCGATCAGCGAGCCAAATTTCGACGTTTAGGTATCGAGATTGGTCCCACCCAAAAATGAAAAAGCCCGCACGGTGGCGGGCTTCCTCGCGATCAAGATGCCCAATTTATTAGACACCGATTGGACTTGCTATTAGACAGGTCCTGTCAAAGTGCGGCGGAACCTTTTGTATAAGTGGTCGGAGCGATAGGATTCGAACCTACGACCCTCTGATCCCAAATCAGCAACGAGCACATTTATGTAAGCCTTACCAGAAAAGGCTTTCGGGCCGATTGTGTCTAATGTTCTGCTCAAAAAACATGCACGAAGAGACGGGGCTCTGCGGGCGACGGTAGGGCAATTATTAGACACCCTCAAGCCGATTCTGGCAGTCTCAGGCGCATGTCCGCCACTGGTACATTTCGCTTTTTGATGTACGTCTCCGTCATCTTCTCGTCAGTGTGCGCTGCGGCAATTTGGAGTGCCTTCACGTCATATCCAGCCCGCTCGCCATCTGTTAGGGCCTTGGCTCGTATGTCCTTCACGGTGTATCCAAAATGCAACAGGTTGGCGCGCTTTGCGGCCGCTTTCCATGCCTTCAGGATCGTGTTCGCAGCGTACGTCTTCCCTTTGCGTGTGTGGACAACGGGCATATCGCCGATGGTCGGACGGCCGTCGATCTGCCGAATTCGCAACAACACTTCGTTGATCTCGGGCGTGATCTTGAAATCGACCCGCACGCCGCTCGAATCCACCGTTTTGCTCGGGATGAAGTGAATTACGCCGGCCTCGCGATCCACGTCCGACCATTTCAAGTTACGGATCTCGGTCGAGCGTTGTGCCGTCAGATAGCATAGATCGACGATGCACTGCATCATTGGCCCAGTCGGAACGTCTGCTACGACATCTCTTTCCCTGTCTGTCCCCTCGTGGAGCTTGTAGGTAGTCTCAAGCATCGCGCTGCGGATCGCGGCAAAATGCGTGTCCGTGATGTAGGTCTGCCTCGATTTCGGTTTCTTCAGCTTCACTTCCTTGCACGGGTTCGTGTCGCGCTTCCCCTTGTCGACGCACCACTGGAAGAAACCGGACAGGAACGCGCGCATGACGCGTTGCATATGCAGCTTGCCGGCGTATTTCACCTTCAGCCAGTTATTGATGTGCGTCGGCTTCACGTCCGCGACGTTGACCTTGCGGAATCCATTGCCGGCGTAGTCTCCATACTTCGGCCAAGCCTTTTCCTTGTGCAGTTGCCTGTTCTCGCGCACGTACTGGTCGATCAGTGGGCGCATATCCCCTGCGCCGTCCGGACGTTCGCGTTTCTTCCGCTCTTCCGCCAGTCGCTCGACTAGCTTTGTTTCGTCGTCGGTCAATCGGCACAGACGAATCCATCTTCCCGATACTGGCTCGCTCCAATACCAGGCGCCGTGCTTGGCGTAGACGCGCGGATACTTTGCTTTCTTACGATTGGTAGCCATCAGTCAAAGCAGAGTTCAACAGTCGATGTTTCGGGATTCCCGACGAGGCCGGCCTTTTTCGCTTGGAGTGACTCGAATGTCGACCAAGTCATGATGACGGCGCCGTTCGCGGCTGTGACTACGTTGATTCCGAACGTTGCTTTGAACCAGTCGGCTTGTTTGGTGTATCGCTTCTTGCCGGTGACGACTGTGAGATCGGCCGGTGTCATCAGGCGTTCGTTCATACTACGATCCTTAAATCCGCTGCGAGGCTTACGTGAAATCCAATGACTGGAAACTGCCGCTCGTCGTGCTCGCGTTTGTCGTGGGAGCCGCATTGTTCTTTCGCTATCAGCCGAAAGACATGAATCTAGTTGCCTCGTGGGTGCAAGCGTTCGGTTCGATAGTCGCTATCATCGCGGCATTCACGATTGCCGATCGGCAGCAGAAAAATGTTGAAAAGCAACGTTTCGATGAATTGCAGACGCGGCGCGACATTGCGCGCCAGACGGCGTCGATTCTCGTTGAGAAGCTCCATGACACGGCCGTTGATCTCGTTCGGATTGCGACTAGGTTCGATCGCACGTTGTACGCCGAGCCTTTCGCAGAACGCCTCCGTGACCAGCGTGATGGCCTTGCGCAAGTGTCCCTGATCGACCTGAAAACGTCGCACGCGGTTGCGGTTGTAGCCGCTCGCGATCTGGCGAGCCTTATGATTGCTCATCTGACGACGGCTCCAGAATTTCCCCCGGGCGACGAGGCGCGAAAGTTTCTCTCGAACTCCTTTTCGAATACCGCCGCACTTATCGATACAAGGCTTGCTGAGCTCCGGAGTTAGTGCCGCTTTAGGGAACTGCGAATTTCCGCTCATCGCGTCACCTCGGGGAATTCGTCGTGCCTGCGGCCGTCAAGCATGCGGCCGGTGGCTTTCTTGCCGACGCGGAAAAGACACTTCCCGTAGTCACCGTTCGACTGGTAGTCGCCACATCCAACAGTCCCGTCTGGCCACGAAGTGGTGCGACTGCAAGGGACTGGAAGGAGCTTCTGTTCGTCAGTTGTTCGCGGTGCCCACTCGCCCCATTGCTTGAATAGGAACGGCACGCCGGCGGCTGCGCACTGGTCGCGCAGCGAGCGAGCCCAGTCGGGATGCATCGGGCGGGCGCCGTGGCCGCTTTCGCCGCCGGCGATCACCCAATGTAGGCCGCCGTCGGCTGGCCGGCGTAGTTCGAGCTGGCGCTTGCCGCCGTGCGTACGAAAATTGCCGGTGGGCTCGCTGTAGATGTGGAAGCGAAGGTCAACCGGCCCGAGCAAAGGCTCCATCGACAGGAAGCGCACGCGAGCGGGCACTGCGAGCAGCTTCGGAATGTCGCGGTCGGCCTCGGCCTGATTCACGATCGTCGCGCCGAGCCAGACATGCGGCCACGGCCACTCACGCTCATCGCGCATGATGCTGCCGAGGACGCTGGAAATCATATCCCGCGCGTTTCCGATTCGCTTCGTCAGTAGCAGCCAGTCGAGATTTGGCGTGTTGCTGATCAAATCGAAGAGATCGACTCGCCACATCGGATAGACCGCGTTGTCGAACACGTCCGCAAGCGACGAGCAAAAGACGCGCTGGCGCCGGCCGCGGGCGGCGAAGAACTGTTCGTGCGCTGCGTTCCACGCGAGCGGCTTGCGCCAGTTTGCGGCTGACGTGCGACGCCGCGGTGCGCCCGGTCCCCAGTTCACGGCCGAGCCGCCAGCGAAGCGTGCATTGCGCGCCTCGGCGTAACAGTGGTCGCATCCCGGACCGACCTTCTGGCAACCTTCCCACGGGTTGAACGTGTGGTCGCACCATTCGATTTTGCTGTTCTCGCTCACGATTTGCTCTCTTGGGTGCGGGCGGCGTCGGCGACCTGATCGGCACTCGCTTTGTACTCTGTGAAGGTCAACGGTCTTAGCCCCTTCCTTTCCGCCGCGGGCATGTAAATGGTCTCGTACTCGTATTTGATGTGCGTGCGATACCGCTCGGCATCTCGCTTGACATCGTCCGCCAGGTCTACGCTTGTCCGCGTCGGGGGATGCACAGGACACGGCCGCCGCAGCGAGCCGTCGCCGCTCGGGCAGGTGCATTCCTTCGACTCCTCGCTTGGCTGCTGTGTGGAGTCGAGAAGGGCGCGCAGTTCAGTTGCCTCCGTCTTCAGCCCGTGGAATTCCAGCGTGTCGGCAGCTCTGCTGATCGTCTGCTGTTCACCGACCGTCAGGGTCGACGACTTTGCGTCGGCGTAGAGCAGGTGCTTGCCTTTGCCCAGCGTCTGCCGTCCGCGCTCGTTGAGGGACATGAACGAGATGCCCGTGGCCGAATCCCCCGGCTTCGAGATCGTTACGGACCCTACCGCTTCTCCCGCATCGGCGGGGGTGCAACGCATCTTATGAGCGAGCATGCGCAGCTCGTAGGCGACAGCGCGCACGCCTGCTGCAGCGCTGTCCTGTCCGAGCCTGTCCAACGCATCAGCAGCCATCTCCAGCGACTCGTCGTTGCCGCACAGGACTTCGGCCCGCAGCTCGCGAAGCACGCCTTCTGGATCGCCCACATTTGCAGTCCCGAGAACCCTGCCGTCGCGCAGTCCGGCCGCATAGCCGTTGTTGCTTGCCGCGATCAGCTCAGGGTCGTCGCGCTCTCGCGCCTCAGCGCGCGGTGCGGGCTGCGAAGATGCGGATGCGGCAAGTGTCGGAACGATCGCGCGGTTGATCAGGTCGTCGATCGTGCGCGAGTCGCAATAATCGAACGCGCGAAGGATGCGCCCATCCGGTGTGCGGATGCCTTCGTCGGAATCCAGCTTGCCGAAGTGCTCGGAAATCGCTTCGCCGAGCGCTTGCCGTTGGTCGTCAGTCAGCGCATCAGTGCGGCTCTGTTGTTGGTCGTTCATGGTCGAACCTCGATTCAAGACGGTTTGCGGATCTCGGCCGCACACAGCGTGGTCATCACGTCGTGCAGCGCGGCTTCGAGCCAGTCCTTGACCCATTCGTCACCGGCGACGCCCCGAAGCAATTGGTAGGCGGACTGAACCGCACCGGGAATCGTGGAGGCTGGTTGGTTTAAGTTAATGCGGACACGTCAGCGGCATTTCTGAGTTGTCTGTAGTAGTTTGCCTCAGCTTCAGCGGGCGGGATATAGCCGAGCGGTTCCATCAGCCGATGATGGTTGTACCAGGCGACCCATTCCAGCGTTGCCAGTTCGACGGATTCCCTCGTTTTCCAAGGGGCGCGCCGATGAATCAGTTCCGTCTTGTACAGGCCGTTGATCGTTTCGGCCAGCGCATTGTCGTAGCTGTCGCCCCGGCTGCCGACTGAGGGCTCGATGCCGGCCTCAGCCAGCCGTTCGCTGTAGCGAATGCTGACGTATTGAGACCCCCTGTCGGAATGATGAATCAAAGTCCCGTCCTCGCCCGGTTGGCGGGCGTACAGCGCTTGTTCAAGTGCATCCAGAACAAAGTCCGTGGTCATCGACGAGCTGACCCGCCAGCCAACAATACGGCGGGCGAACACGTCGATCACGAATGCCACGTACAGCCAGCCTTGCCATGTCGAGACATACGTAAAATCCGACACCCAGAGCTGATTCGGTCGGTCAGCCTTGAACTGCCGGTTGACTCGGTCCAGCGGGCGCGGCGCGGTCACATCGGTAATCGTCGTGCGAACACGCTTACCGCGAACTGCGCCACGCAAGCCCTGCAGCTTCATCAACCGTCCGACCGTGCAGCGTGCCACCGTAATGCCTTCCCGGTTCATCTGCTTCCAGACCTTCGGCACGCCGTAGACCTGCATGTTGGCCTGCCAGACACGCTTGATCTCCGGTTGCAAAAGCTCATCGCGTTTCGCGCGGGCGCAGCGTTTCGACGGATCGCGAAGTTGTGCTGCATGGCGTCGGTAGCCCGACGGGGCAATCCGCAAGACCTTGCAGATCGGCTCGACCCCGAAGGTGTCGCGATGCTGATCAATGAAGGCCTTCAGGACTTGAAACGGCGGTCGAGCTCCGCCTGAGCGAAAAACGCGCTCGCCAGTTTGAGAATCTCGTTGGTCCGGCGCAGTTCCTTGACCTCGCGCTCCAAGGCTTTGATGCGTTCACGCTCGGCCGTACTCACGCCATCGCGCTCTCCACGGTCGACCTCGTTGCGCTTAACCCAATCCAACAGCGTCTGCGGCGTGCAGCCGATCATCGGCGCAATCGATTCGACGGCCGCCCACATCGACGGGTGCTCGCTACGCTGCTCGCGTACCAGGCGCACTGCGCGCTCTCGGACTTCCGGGGAAAACTGCTTGGCTTCTGTTCATGGCTCCATTCTCTCAGAGTTGGAGCCTCCACAAACTCGGGGCGGTTCAGACAGCAGCGACGCGGACAGGTAGGTAACCTTCTCTGAATCGGTCATCGTGGCGATGCCGTTGCGAGTGTAGCCGTCCAACACGAGCTTCATCATCCGCATGTCTTCGGCTTTCTCGGCGTCGCTGTATGGCGAATCAGCGTGGATTTTCGCGGCGGTCATTATTCCCGGCCCTCCACGTTTGCCTCGGTGATGACGTGCTCGTTCACGTTGGCGGCGCTGTAGAACGTCGGTTTTGCGTGCTTCTCGATCCAGCCCGAAAGAAGCGTTTCGAGTTCAGCCTTTGCTTCCGGCGCGATGTCTGGATATCCATCAGCAGCTTCGCCAACTTCGTCATAGGCGCGCTCACCGATCATATCGATCACGTCGTCGGCGTCGCACAGGCGCTCGGTCGGGATCGGTGCGACGTCGCCGTAGAACACAACATCGCCGACAGCGAGCTCGTCGTGCATATCGAGCAGTTCGTCCAGCGCATCGCACGAGAAGAACTCGTTGTCTTTGCTCCAGACCGTGCGTGTCACATCGGCACTGGTGTCGCCTTTCGTTTTGTCCGTCACGTTCAAAGATCCTCCAACAGCTTGTCGATCGGCTTGCGCGATTGCAGGACGACGAGAGCCATTTGTCTCTTGCCTTCGTCGAACCCCGCCCGATAGGCAGCTTGTTCTGCGGGTGTGCGCCCGGTCGGCTCCGTTGTATGCCGTGTGCGATCGCGGCGCACCTTGGGGGGAATTGCACGTGCAAACAGCGCGTGCGGGCCGTCTTCGGTGTCGTAGGTCTCAAGCAGGACCCAACCATCACCATCGGGCGGCGTCGGTGTCCATGCGCTGCAATCGGCGTCGGCGAGTTGGTGGTACTGCTCGTAGCTCTCGGCATCGACGTCGGATTCCATGCTGACGAATGCCGATTCGATGCCGAACGCTTCGAGGAACCTGTCGATGCGCACATCCTCGTCGCAGAGGGGACGTGCGGGATGCGTCAGCCAGCCTTGGTCGTCGCGCTGGATCTCGCGCGGTGCGAGCAGCTTTTCGCGCAGACCTTCGAGCGAAACGAAGCCGTCGAAGAGCGATTCGCGTGTCGCGGTTGCGAGATCGAGCCGAAGAGCCTTTGCCTGCTTCAGTGCCTCGTTGCGCTGCGGCGACTCGGGCAGTAAGTCGATTGCGCCGACCAGCTCGAATGCGTACTGCGTCAGGTTCACGATGCCGTTCGCGCGCGGTTTCGTCTCATTCGTCATGTCGTACCTCCGTTCAATAGTCGCGGCCGGGGTAGTAGGTATTGATGCTGTTCTCGTCTCCGTCGATGATCAGCTTCGTGCCGGTAGCGTAGAGCTGGAACAGGCGGCGCTTGAAGCCGTGCATGGGGCCGACAAACAGCGTTTTGCTCGGATCTTTTTGGTCGATCTGCACGCTGTATACGCGGCCGTCGTGGACGTCGATCTGATACGGGCAACTGTAGGATTCGGTGCCGTGCTCCTTGTCCAAGTAGATGTGGTAGAACTTCGAACTGGTGATGCTCGCTTCGTGAACAATCAGCGTGATTCGATTCGACTCATCGCACGAGCACGGGCGATACTGGCGATCGGAGTGCTCGTCCTTGATGAATTCCTCGACGAGTTGCGAAAGCTTGATCTCTGCCGGTGCGGGTGCGAGCAGCTCCTTCATCTGCTGCTCGATCTGCGTTTCGATCGTCGCGTTCAACTGCGCGTCGACCTGCTGTCGGATGATCTTGAGAATGAGATCGTTGTATCCGGGCAGACCAAGGTTATGAAAATCGACTTGCAGCGCGGCCTTGACGCGCTCTTTCAATTGCTCGCCGAAGGTCGAGTACGAGTGAAGTTCCTCGTCGATGATCGACGTGATCGTCTTCGTCAACTTTTCTTCGATCGCCTTCTCGATCGCGCCGGCCGCGACGATGTTCGAGAAGGCGGTGGAGACAGCTTGTTGCAGTTCTTTCATGGCTTGGCCCTCATGCACGTCATTGGAATTCGAAAAAGTGCTGGCCCGTACAGGCGCCAGTTCAAGCGGGGGTTCATGGGCGGACACTCAGCGCTCGCATAAGGCAGCGTTGCATGAGTGCTTGGCATCAATTTGAGGAAGTGGCGGGACCCAACCGCCACCGCCGAGCGTCCGCTCTTGAATCTCCGCGGGAGAAAAAGAGGGTGCCGAACTGGCCACCCTTAAAGGCCGCCCATATCCGAGGGGAGAGCCGGGCGTGGGCTCAGAATTTCGTTACTTGATCTGGACGAACGGGACGCTGTTCGAGCCCATGTACTGGGGGAGCTTGCCGTCCCATTTCTCGATCGCCATCTGTTGCAGGATTTGGCTGTTCTCGCGTAGTGCTTTCGCTTTCACCTCGAGCGCTTCGGCCTCGCCCTTGGCGATCGCGACTTGCTTTGCCGCGTCTGCCTCGGCTGCACGCAGTTCGTTCTCCTTCTGCTGCGCGATCTGCGTCGCTGCGATCTTCCCGTTGATCGAGTTCATGACCTGCTCGGGGAGGCGCATCTGATTCACGAAATAGACCTTCTCGACACTGATTCCGACCTTCGCGGCGTTCGCCTTTACCTCGTCCTCGACGCGCTGCTGTAGCGCCGCCTTGCCCCTGCCGTAGACGTCCTCGACCGCCATCGACGCGCCGGCGAGATTCAGGGCGTCGCGCACGATCGCGCGCAGGTAGACGCCCGTGATCTCATCGACTCCGCGCCGATACTTCTGGAACACCTTGGGCGCGTTCTCACGCGGGATCGCGTAGCTCACGCCGATGTCGGTGTTGACCGACAGGCCCTCCACCGTCTGGAACGTGAACGACTCGTCGGACTTGCCAGCTTTGTCCCACACGTAGGACTGCGTGAACGTCGGGAAAATGAACATGTCGACGTTGGGCCCGTTGAAGTAGCGCCCGGGCCCCTTCACTTCGACGTTGACGCCGCGGTCGTCGCCGTAGCGTTGCACCTTCACACCGACGTAGCCGGCCGGGACGTTATCGCAGCCGGCCGCGAGGAACATCGTCGGCGCGAGGATCAGAATCAGAAACAGGCGTTTCACTTGGTCTCCTTGAAATGAGGGGGGATGAATTTCACAAAGGCGGCGGCATATGCCAGCCACACGAACGGCACGGCGAGCAGGGTGATGCTGCTGTCCTGATTCACCAGCCACGGGGTGACGATCGACAGCAGCACGAGAAACAGCACGGCCGCGACGATGAGCTTCGAAGCGGTTTTGATTGGTATCTCCGGTAAAAAATGGCGGGGCGCGCATACGGGCCGCCCCGCCGAAAGGCCGCGCTTATCCGAGAGGAAATCCCGCGCGCGGCGAGCGGGGAACTGCGGTGTGTGGCATGCTGAGGCCACAAAGAAGTCGCGCATCCGGAGTGCCGGAACGTCCGCGGCTATGCGGAAGGTCGTCGTGCTAGGATTCTCACCAAAGCAAGCGGGGAGCGATGAACTCGAAAGAACTGCGCGCGGAGCAATTGCCGCGGGATACGGCTGTCGGACTCGGAGGTTTTGCACTCGGACTCACGATTGCGTGCCTGATTGCGCATCTGCCCGGAAGCTCGAGCGAATGGGCTTCATGGGTTCAGGCGGTCGGCTCGATTTTTGCAATCGCTGGTGCTTTTCTCGTTGCTAGATATCAAGCGCAACATCAAATGACGCAATTGCTTCGAAGTTCTGCTCAAGCGCGTGTCATTGAAGCGGAACTAGCATTCGTCGTCGCAACAGACGCTGTGGCTGCTATTACCGTGGCCAACCAATACATCGCGAACTTCATTAATGGCAGCGTCTTCAAGTTCGATCTCGATCGTCTTTCCGACGTGCAGCTTTCGTTGCGCACGCTTTACGGTCGAGGCGTTCCGCCTGATGTGCTAAGTAGCGTTATAGACATCCAGCGGTTCGTGACATATTCGGTGAGGGCGATACAGCAAAGAAATGAGAACTCTGGCGCCACATACCTAAAGCAAGAATCTCGCGATAAAGCGCAAAGTCGGGTTAAATCTGCTAACGAAGCATCTAGAAAAATTGAGCATTGGCTGAGTGGAGAGCGAGCGAAGCTCGGCCTCAAACCTGCTAACAGTCTTCGCGAAGCGGATGGCTAAAATCGTCTTGACTAGACGGCACCTGCTCGACGTGCAACGCAGAGGAACCAGACACAGCCGATAGTGATGCCATAGGCGAGGATTATCCCGAAAGCTCGAGCGAGACGCCCGTTCGGCCGAGCGCACGCGGCGAGTAGATCATTGTCGAAAGCGACTCTGTTCATGATGGTCTTGTGTCGTCGCAATTACCGACGGTATGCATGGGTCGACGCGGCGAAAGGTTCGATGGACGTATCGGCTGCCGGCTCAATGCGCTGCATGGCGCCGGACGGCATGAGCTCGATTGCGTCGAGGCAATGTCCGGCGAAGTAGTTGCGATCATGGCGTTCGATGGCGTCTTGGAGCTTGGCCCATGTCAGGGTTTCACGGACGTTGTATTCGTGATTTGCATGGATGTGAATCATCGCGGTCCCCGGTGGGTTGTGATTGCCCGCAGGGCGGGCGCGGTTGGTTAGGCGGCTTCCCGTTCGGCGAGCACTTCGTCGACCTTCGTGCGCGATGCTGATCCGCGGGCTGCGCGCTGGCGACGCAACGCATGCGCGAGTTGCCACGCATCGTCCGTGAAAGTGATCCAGTAGGTCGGCTTACGGCCGAAATCGGAAAGCGGCCCAAGCAGTTTTGCGGGAATGCGGCCGAAGGACAGAAGGCCAGCGTCTTGAAACTTGCGAAGCGCAGTCAGATCGTCGTCATTCATGCGCATGCCTTCGAGCAGGCCGCAGTAGTCCACGCTGCACGATTCCGCGTAGAGGATGATGCTGCGCTCGATCTTCGTGAGCGTGGTGATGTCGATAGTGGTCACGTCGTTCTCCTGTAGCGGGCGGGGTTGGTCAGGCGGATTCGATCTTGAATCCGTCACGAAGCGCAGCACGCTCGCATGCTTGGCAGCGCGTCTCAAACTTTGTCGCGTGAAATTCGACAAGCTGAAGGCCGATGTGGCGACCGTATTCCGACGTTCTTCCGCCCGGTCTTGCAGCCTTTCTCATAGTGGGTGCGGTGCTGTGCCATCGTCTTTCTCCTGTAGCGGGCGCGGTTGGTCAGTGCATGTGGTGCTCGCCGCGGCCGATGTGCTTCATCGCACGCGTAACCTCGACGACGAGCCAGAGGATCAGCAGGGCCAAAGCCCCAGTCACGAAGTGCTTCACCTCAGCAGCCTCCGCGAAGATCTTCGGTGCCCTGAGCGATCAGATCGCTTGCAACTTCGCGCAACAGGTGCTCGACAAGCGCGCCGCGAGGCAGACGGCGCAGTTCGAGGAGGTTCTTTGCGGCTTGGCTCACGATCGGCTCCTAGACCTTGAGCCCGATCGACCGTAGAAAGAGGCGTCGGTCGTATTCGAGCTTCAACCGGGCCGCGTGCCGCATTGCATGGGCGCGACCGATGTTCTCGCTGTACCGATGAGATAGGCCGAGTACCGCCCACGTCTCACGGCTCGCGTTTGCGCTGACTTCGAGGTCCGCTGCTGCGTTTTCGAGCCACTCGACCGACACGGTCGGCAGCTTCCGTTTCGATTCCACTGGATCTCCTTTCGAAGAGTCACGATCACGATCCTCGTTTCCCCTCATGATTTAGTAGTTCGAATTCAATGCAACGATCAGGGCGTAGCACCAATCGATCTGCTTCCTTGTCAGTTTTCATGGGATGGGGCCACTGCCGCGACTTCCGGCTTCGCTTTCCCCTCCGAACGACAATCCGGCTATCTCGTGAACCGCCATGTGCGTCGCGACCAACTCCGGCGTCCTCTGGCTCCCTCGCCGCGGCCAGACCACGTCCGCATCGGCAGGACCCTATCTCATGAAAGCTGAGTGGTGTCGGGCGCTACCCCGTTTCTCGGCTACACCGTAGAGCCGACCGGTTGCTCCCTTGCGGGTCCCGGTACGCTGGCACTCTTAAAGATCGATCCGCCGGAGCGGTGCAGCGAACAGCGGCTGCCATGGATCGAACTTTAGCGAAACGCGAAATCTTTGTCTATAGCGAAACGCGAAATATCTAATGAAATTTCGTCCGTCCCTACATCAGCTCCGCGGGAGGGCATGGTTGAACTTGGCCGTATGATCCGTCGAATGATTGATGAGGCGGGGGCACTGCTTCCTTACACCCTGACAGAATTGACGTTGATAGGCCAGATTGTCCTTGGCAGAATACTGTATGTATTTACAGTATTTAATAAGATGAAAGAGGGCCACCTTGAAGGAAGAAGCGATAGCGCGCCTGCGATGTAAGCCGGGGGATTTGGTTAGGGTCGTTGTGGCGGTAAATCCGGAGCTGTTGGGCGCTGTCGCGCTTGTGCAGCGGCGGCGTCCCGACGGACGCTGGAATGTTCTCCTAGATAGGAGTGCGCGGGGCGTCACCCTGCGGGGCGGGCGCGTCGTTGAAACGAGAGAATTCTGTTTCAGAGATGAGTCTCTCGAACCTATCGCAGGTATCGACGAGCTACTACGTTCGAGATTCAGTCACCTGCCGGGCGGTCGTCGTCTTCTGGATCGGGGTGAGGAGGGCGAGCCAGAAGGCCTTTGATGAACGCCTCGACCTGAGCCCGGCCGCCAGCGTCAAGCCGTTCCCATCCCGCAGGCGTGCGGCTTCCCGCCTTGGGAGAGGGAGAGTTCCGCTCATGATCGATGTCGAGCCAACCACGCGGCTTGCCCGCCGCTTCTTCGATTCGACGGGCGGTGTCCTTGCGCATGCCGCGCTTCTTGCCGGTCTGGGAGTCCCTTGCGCCATCGCGCAGGTTAGCGTATTGGGCGAGACTCATATCGAGCATTTTTGCTGCGGCCGTAGGGCTGCCGCATTCCGTCTCGAGGAGCCGCAGATTGTCTCGCCTGATTTCGTCAATGTCCTTCATATATCAAATTCAATAGCAAAACGCTAAAGCAGTATATGCGCGAAACGCTATAGACAAAGGTTTTGCGTTTCGCTAAAGTCTCGATATGGATCTGAGAACCTACCTCGACGCGGAGCGCGGCCGGCTTGTCAAATTGGCTGAAGCCATCGGCGCTCACGCCTCTGATATCAGCGCATGGGCCAATCGGCGTAGACCAGTGCCAATACCGTTCGGCTGGCCTATCGAGCAGGCGACGATGGGCGCCGTTGGTCGGCGTGATCTCTTTCCTCTCAACGTAGTTCGAGACGTGTGGCCCGATCTCGTCGGAGAGACGGGGCAGCCTCTATAACGCGGCTTCGTGTTCCTTCGTTGATGAAGGTGGTTGGGGTGCTGCGAGATGTTTTATCTTGCGTGGGTTAACGATATCCTATTGAACGTGCTGTCCCTTACGGGCCAGCGGAAGGAGTCAACGTGACAAATGCTAACGACAAGTGCGCTGTGACGATCGAGGCAAGTCCCATTGGAACGGGGCGCGTCTTGATTGATGGTGTTGAAGTCCGGTGCGTCCAGAGCGTCAACGCGCGCTTCCGAGCTGGGCAGGGGCCGGTAGTGGTTCTGGGATTGGTCGCTGATGGCGGCACCCAGATCCACTACGACGGCGCGAACCTCTACGTCGAAGAAACTGCCATGCCCGCGGCACTCGAAATCGCTCTGTGGAAACACCTCGAGAAGAAGTACGGCCGCGAAATCGACGTTACAACGATGAGTTCGTCGACGCGCGATTACTGCCTCGTTGGCGACTAGATTCGCGTGATCTCGACGCCGCTTCGCACGAGTCGAAAGACATTTTCCGAGACGCGGTTCAGTGGCTCACCGTTCGAAAGTCGATATTCCTTGAGTTTCGAGTCGCTTACCCAACAGAGGGAGACTTCATGAAGCGCATGTACGCGCATTTCGTCCTGTGGCTGATTCGGCCGGCGCTCAACTTGCGGACTGAGCGCCAGAAAGCCGCGGTCCGTTACTACGAGGCAGCTATCGGATCGACTGGGCCAAGTTGGAGAAGCCTTCGGAATACCGTTCAAACGACGACAGGACGCCATCGCCGGCCCGTTCGCTGTTGAGCAATGTCACACGAGCCACCTCAAGTGCTTGAGTGTGCTCCGTGATGAACCGATTGAGTTGATCTTTGGACATCGACCGAAGTAGAGCGTCAACGACTGCAAGAAGCGCCATGTTTTCGCCCTTCAGTTCACAGATCCGGTCAGCCGCGTCTTTTAGATCCTTCATGGAGGTCCCCGTATGGAAATGGTTGTGTGAGAGCTGCCAATTCTAAGGCGAAAGCTCGGGACCCTCGCCCAATGCAGTAGATCGCGCCTGCATGGCGCGGTTGAGGAAGTTGAATTTTCGTTCGCATCATAGGGACACACTTTAGTAGTCCTTACCGTGACAAACAACGTTCAGATGAGGATTAAATGAACATCATCGACGCCGCATACGCGGTTGTTCACGATTACCCGGGCGGCAGTGAGTCGCTCGCGCCGCGTCTCGGTATGTCGGCGGCAGTGCTGCGGAACAAGGTGAACCCGAACAACGCTACGCATCACCTCGGGCTCGCTGACGCGGTTCGCGCGACGGACGTGACCAACGACGATCGGATGCTCGAAGCGTGGGCAGCGGCGCGTGGTTACGCGCTCGTGAAGTTGCCGAGCGCCGTTGAGTGCTGCGACGCGGCCATCGTCGAACTGATGGGCAAGGCGTGGTCGACGCACGGCCTAGTCGGCCGAGAGATCGTCAAGACGCTCGAAGACGGGCGCGTCGAGCACTCCGAGGTCGTGCGGGTCGAAGCGCGCATCTTCCAGCACGCACAGGTGCTGTTCAATCTCGCGGCGCGGCTGCGCGGCATGGCTGAGTAGCCGAATGGATTGGCTTGACCGTTCGCACCGCGGAGACTGCCGCGACCTGATGCGCGCGATGGCCGCCGACGGCGTGCGCGTGCAGACGATCGTCACGTCGCCGCCGTACTGGGGCCTGCGCTCGTACCTGCCCGACGGGCACCCGGACAAGCACCGCGAGATCGGCCAGGAACCGACGCTGCGCGAGTTCATCAACACGCTGGTCGGCGTGTTCGATCTGGCGCGCGCGCTGCTAGCCGACGATGGCACGCTCTGGCTGAACATGGGCGATGCCTATGCCTCATCGGGCGGACAGACGCCGATGCGCGGAGAGACGTTTGCCGGGCGCGCTCGCGCTAAGGAGAACATCTGCCTGAGCAACAGGAAAGCGGGCATCGACGGTCTGAAGGTCAAAGATCTGATGGGCCAGCCGTGGCGTCTTGCGTTTGCATTGCAGGATGCCGGCTGGTATCTCCGACAGGACATCATCTGGCACAAGCCGAACCCGATGCCCGAGAGCGTGCGCGACCGCTGCACTAAGGCACACGAATATCTGTTTCTGCTTTCGAAGAGCGAGCGCTACTACTACGACTTCCACGCGATGCAGGAGCCTGTGAGCGGTGGTGCTCATGCACGTTCGCCCGGCAATCGGTCACACAAGGCCACAAATGCATTTGCGGCGGGCGACGAGCATCACCGCACGAAAAGCGGACTCGTCGCGTACGCCGAGCGGCAGCGCGCCGCGGGCGTCAATCCGAAAGCTGTAGCGGTCGCCGGTTGGCAGACGGGACCGGGCGCACATTCGACTGTCGAGCACAACCGCGGCGCTCGTGCAAAGCGGCAGAAGCAAAACGAATCGTTCTCGGCAGCCGTCACCGACGTTGTCACGAGTCGAAATCGCCGGAGCGTCTGGACGATCCCGACGCAGTCGTTCGACGGCGCCCACTTTGCAACTTTCCCCGAGGCGCTCGTCGAACCTTGCGTGCTCGCCGGCAGTCGGCCGGGCGACGTCGTGTTCGATCCGTTCTTCGGCAGCGGCACGACCGGACAAGTAGCGCAGCGCCTCGGCCGCCGTTTCATCGGCTGCGAACTCAACCCGGACTATGAGCCGCTGCAGCGCGATCGTCTGCGGCAGCCGGGATTCGTTTTGGAGGTCATGTGAGCGAGCGCCCAACCCTCCACGTCGTTTCTCTGTCCGGCGGCAAGGACAGTACCGCGACGCTGTGCGTCGCACTCGAACAGCACGGTTCGGAGAACGTGCGGGCTGTGATGGCGGATACCGGAAACGAAGATGAGCAGAACCTCGAATACGCGCTCGACTATTTGCCTCGCGCGCTCGGTATCCCGGTGGACGTAGTGCGGGCCGACTTCACTGACGAATTTGCGACAAAGCGAGCGAACCTTGCGCGGATCGCCGCCGGCGAACCTGAGTCAGCCGTGTACGGCAAGCGCGAGTTCATGTACCGCTGGACGCCCGAGGCGGCCGCACGAGCGCTTGAAGTGCTACATCCGACCGGAATCCCATTCCTTGACCTTTGCCTTGTCCGCGGCGGATTTCCATCACGCAAGCGGCAGTTCTGCACGCAGTACCTGAAGACCGAGCAACTTGTCGGCTACGCATTGCGTGAGATCGACCGCGGTTACGCGGTGTGGTCGTGGCAGGGCGTTCGCATTGACGAGAGCGATTCGCGTCGAGAGCGTCTTCAGGGTACGGGCGCGTGCGTGAAGGCATTCGAGGTGGTCGGCGGCGGCCTTTTCAATTACCGCCCCATTCTGCGCTGGAGTGCCGCCGACGTATTCGAGGCGCACGCGGCGGCCGGCATTCGACCAAATCCGCTGTACCGGCAAGGCATGTCGCGCGTTGGCTGCATGCCATGCATCAACGCCGGGAAGTTGGAACTGCGAGAGATCGCGCGCCGGTTTCCCGAGCACGTCGAGCGCATTGCGGAATGGGAGCGTCTCGTGTCCGAAGTCTGCAGGCCGGGTAGCCCAGTCTCGTTCTTTCATCAGGGCACAACGGGCCATACGGGACAGGCGTCCACGATTTGGAAGGTCGTCGACTGGTCGAAGACGAGCCGCGGCGGCCGTCAATACGACCTTCTCGCGGACGCAGAACCTGCGACGGCATGCTCGTCCGCATACGGGCTCTGCGAATAGCTCCACAAACCAACTATCTCAACAGGAGCCACTGATGGCCAAAAACTCAATCGACGTCTACGGGGCGTCGGGCAAGGGCAACGTCCTTTCGATGGACCCTGACAAGCTGACGCTCGTCACGGACCCGAAGCACCCGCTGTACGACCGGCGCGTACATCAGGCGCCGAACCCGAAGACGGTTCGGAACTATCGCGCGCAGGGCGTGCTTGAGCCGGTGCTCTTCTACAAAGACCCGGAGACGGGCGAGAACCTCGTGATCGACGGCCGTCGCCGCGTGATCAACGCGCGCGAGCTGAACCGTCAACTGATCGAGGCGGGCGAAGAGCCGATCACGATTCCGGCGATCCCGAAGCGCGTCATGCGCGACAGCGACAAGTCGTTCGTCGGAATGATGGTCAGCACGAACGAGATCCGCGAAGAGGACTCGCCGATCAACCGGGCCGAGAAGATGGCTCGCATGCTCGACGTCGGCCACACCGAGGATGCTATCGCCGTCGCGTTCGGTGTCGAGGTGCCGACCGTGCGCTCTGCTTTGAAGCTGCTCGACTGCTGCATGGCGGTGCGTGACGCTGTTGAGGCGGAACAGATCACTGTGTCGCACGCGCTGAAGCTTGCGAAGCTGTCGCCCGACGAGCAACGCGCGAAGGTTCAGGCGTTGATCGATGCCGCTGACGGCAAGGAAGGGCACGCGCGCTCGCGTGCGCAGAAGGCCGTGCTCGGCGGTACGGCGGCACGCGTACGTCCGCGTAAGCAGATCGAGGCGGCGCTCGCGGAGGCGACAGGCGAGCGCTTGGCGGCGCTGCGATGGGTGCTCGGTATTGACGACGCGGAAAGCGCACAGGAGGCCGCCGAATGAGTTTCGAGCACCTCAACCGCGCTATGCGCGAGCAGTTCCCGCCGACGGCCAAGGTGATCCTGATCTTTCTGGCGCGGTTGGCCGACGAGCAGGGGAATTGCGATCCGTCGATCGACGCCATTGCGGAATTCGCGAGCGTGACGCGCGTGACTGTGTCGTCGACCCTTCGCACGTTGGAGGAGGCCGGTGCGCTGCGCATTACGCGCCGGCCCGGTCACCTGAGCGCCTATCGCTTGACTCTCGGGAGAGCGTCTTGACTCCGACCGACATCAAAGAGCCCGTTCCGGCGCGCGCTGGCGAAGTGACGCCCGTTGCGGTGACAGCTCGCGCAGCGGCCACGCGTACGTGTCTGTCATGTGGCGCAAAGACTGACGCTGACGGCGCGTTGCCGTGCGGGCACTGAGGAGCCTATGAGCGTCAAGGTTATGAACGCGGTGTTCGAGCGCTATCCGGAAGGCGGCGGCGAGATGATTCTCGCGCTGGCACTTGCGGACCATTCGCACGACGACGGCACGCACATCTATCCGAGCGTCGACAAGTTGGCTGCGAAGACGCGCCAATCGCCGCGTGCAGTGCAGTACCAGCTTCGCCGGATGCAGCAGTCGGGCTGGCTAATTCTCGTGAGCGAGTCGAAGGGCGGGCGTGGGAATACGCGCGAATACCGAATCAATTCGGACTGGATAAACGGTGCAGAACTTGCGCCCATTTCGTCGGGTTCAAAGGGTGCAAAAAATGCACCCAATGGAAAGGGTGCAAACGACGACGTAAAGGGTGCAACTGGCGACATAAAGGGTGCAAATCACAGCACTAAAGGGTGCAAAGCTTTTGCACCCGAATCATCAGGAACCGTCATAGAACCATCAGAGAACCATCAACCCGCGCGGCGTGCGCCGCGAGTTGCGTTGCATGGCGAACTGCGATCAATCGAGCTGCCCGACTGGTTGCCCGTCGACGCGTGGCTCGACTGGTGCGAGCACCGCGAGGCGAAAGCGGCGGAGAAGTCGGCCCCGTGGACACGCCCGGCGGCGAAGGTGTCGCTGCGCCGCCTCGAGAAGCTGAGAGAGCTTGGGCATGCCCCGGCGGACTGCATCGACGAAGCGGTATTGCGCGGCTGGACGGGGCTGTTCCCGGTAAAGCCGGACGGCGCGGCGACGACCGGGCAGGACGTTCCTTCCGATTGGCACAAGAGCGCGCAAGGTGTCACTGACCGCGGTAAGCAACTCGGCATCGAGCAGCGCGAGGGCGAAGTGTTCATGCGTTTCAAGGCGCGCGTCGTCAAGGCGGCCGGCCCAGGCGAGGCGATGGAGGAAATGCTGCGCGAGGCTGCCCGCTTCGGGAATGAGACCTACGAGCAGTTGTACCGGTACTTCAACGACATCCCGCGCGATCAGGAGGCGACGTGACGAAGCGCGCTTCATGGCCGCTCGTTGTTCCCGAGGGTACGGCGATGGTTGGCACGGCACGCGTGCGCGACGACCGAACTATCGGTCGCAGCTTCGCCGAGCGCGAGCTGGCGCGCCGCACGGGCAATCAACCGAACTCGATTCGACGAAATCGCATCCGGCGACCTCGACCGGCCACTCTTCACGCCGGTAATGACGGCGAAGCGCTCGAAGTACCGCAACACGAAGTGCGAGCACGACGGCATCAAGTTCGACAGTAAGCGCGAGCGCTCGCGATGGTTCGAGCTGATCAAGCAACAAGACGTCGGGCTGATCAGCGGTCTTCGGCGTCAGGTGGAGTTCGAGCTGATCGCGCGTCAGCGGCGCTCGGACGGCTCGATCGAGCGAGCCGTCAGATACGTCGCCGACTTCACCTATCGCAATTCGGCTGGTGAGCTTGTGGTCGAGGACGTGAAGTCAGCGGTGACACGGAAGAACAAGGACTACGTCATTAAACGAAAGCTGATGCTCCGAGAGCGCGGCATCACGATTCAGGAGGTCGAGTGAAGAAGATGGTGAGCTTGAGCACGGGTAACTGGCTGATCTGCGATTGCTTGAAGCGGAAGGCCGGCCGCCGCGGGCTGACGATTGAGCAGATCGGATACGAAGCGTCGATGACGACCGATACCGTGAAGGGGCGCATACGAAACCTTCTCGGCAAGAAGTTCGTTGAACGGATCGAAGGCTCGCGCCCCACGACATACCGCTGCTTGCTCAAGGACCTTCCGGCGCCGACGGAATCGCCACAGGAGCGCATTTTGAAGCAAGCGGCTGAGCGGAATCGGGAGCGCAGCGCAGCGATCGCGCACGCGGCATTGGCAGTCGACCTGATGATTCGCTCTTGCATGACGGTTGCATGAGGCGATCAGCACCATTGAAACGTACGGGCTTCAAACGAAAGCCGCATTCGCCGTTCAGCAGCCTGACGCGAACGGCGACGCTGAAGCGTCAGAAGGCGATCGTGAAGCGGATCAAGCGGCCGACGGTCGCCGAGGGTTCGAAGTATTTGGCGGCGTGCCGCGGCGAACCGTGCTTTCTGCGTGTGCCGGGTGTGTGCCGTCTTAACCCGCTCGACGAAACCGTTGTGCCGTGCCACTCGAACCAATCGCGCCACGGGAAGGCCGGGGCGATGAAGGCGAGAAACGAATTTACGGTTCCCGGTTGCGTCGCGTGTCACGCGTGGATCGATCAGAACCGGGTCGGCACGCCGAAGCAGGCCAAGTTCGATGTGTGGGATCGGGCATATGAGGAATGGGAGCCGGTACGGGCTCGAAAGATGGGAGAAGCAAATTGCCAGTGAGGATGTGGGTTGAGATTCCGGACGGCTCGTATAGCGTGCCGAGACATCGCGGACGTGGCGGAATTATCGTCTGTGAGCGGAAGCGTGAGATCGACGCGACAGTATTTTGGATCGCTCGTATCGCAACCGTTAAGCGCCAGTTGGTCGCGGCCGTCGAGGTGGATGCGTTTATTCCCGAAATGCACCGATCGCGCATCCCGGAGTGCGATGGCCGTTGGGTGGAGCCGGGCGTTTTCCGGACGAAGGCATACGTGCATCGCAATCGGCATTCGCGCGTGCTCGGCGCATTCATCGAGAGCGGAGATAGCGCATGGGACGTGCGGGGGATGTCGTGAGCGCCTATCTCTACTTCAACATGAGCGACGTCGTGGAACCGGTGGCAAAGACGGCGGTGCGGAGAAATGAAGCGCTTACGGGGAATCGGTTCATCGCCTTCCCAGGTTGCCCGCTCGAGGGCGTCGAGCTCGACGACGGTCAAATCGAGATGCGGTTTCCTCGAAGCGAGGAGATCCGCACCGTCCTTATCAACTGGCTGGTGTACTGGGGCACCCCGTTCCGCGTTCTTCCATGAGACAACAGATGGATTTCATTTTCGACAGCACTCGCCAAGCGCTGCACGTGTCGTTCCTGATTCTGGCGAGCGAGCCGCGCGCGAAGAACGTGCTCCGAACCGCGCTCATTCGCGCGATGGAACTTGAGCCGGAACTGTCCGAGGAGCAGCGGAAATGGCTCGGGCAACTGACCGGCTCGGCCGCCGAATCGACGGTGAATTTCAGCGGGCTCGACATGGCGGAAGTGCGGGCACAGTGCGCTGCCGTGGTGAGCGCGGTCCGCACGAAGCTGATGGACGTCGAGCGATGGGCGGTGATCGCGCGTTTTGGTCAAATGGGGGACACGCGGGACGCTGATGGCGTGAAGCGCTACTACTTCCTCTCCGAGCGCTCCGAAGCGATCCAGAACCTTTCGCGTTGGCTGGAGCCGTCGTTCCCCGGCATTTCGAACCTCGCGCTCGACTGTCTGCTTGCTCGGCTGTATGTGAATCACGCGCGCGCGACGATCAGCTTTCGCGATCTCGAGCGCAGTTTCGGCGCGAGCCATATGACATACAAACGCGTGTACGGAAAGATCGCGGCGCGCCTGCGGGAAGTGGAGGCGTTAGCGGTAGGCCGGCTTACGCCATATTTCGAAGAGACTGGGCTGATAAGCTGTGCAGCCGAATGCGCATAATTGATACTTTCAGTGGACCGCTGACGAGCGGTAAGATGGCGACCATCAATTACGTGCCCGGGGGCCAATTGCAATGGCAGAGATGGATCGTCAATGGATCGAGCAACTGATCAAACGACCTCAGGAGAGCCTCGCGGTCGAGATCAAGACATGGATAGATCCAACCGGACCCGCAGGCCAAGAGAAGATCGTCAAGGCTGCAATTGCCTTGCGCAATCACGGAGGGGGAGCGCTCGTCATCGGGCTTAATAACGATACGCTTAAAGCGGAGTGCAATGGCAAGCCAGACGATGTTCGCGCAGCGTTTCACGTCGATGTGATCCAGGGGGTAGTTTCGAAATATTCATCCGAGACATTCGAAGTTGCGGTCGAGTTTGTAGAGCATGATGGCGTCATTCACCCTGTGATAGTAATACCGCCTGGCGTTCAAACGCCCGTTTGCGCGAAGGCAACGCTTACTGGTGAGGGCGGCAAGGTTCATGTTGAGAAGGATGCCGTCTATGTCCGCACTCTGGAGAGCAATAATACAGCGAGCACTTCAAAGGCAAAAGCGAAGGACTGGAGGCGACTAGTCGACATCTGTTTCGAAAATCGTGAAGCCGACATTGGGCGGTTTCTCCGCAGGCATCTGGCGGGCGTTGACGCCAGTGCGTTACGCGAGATTATGAGCACTGTCGTGGGTAGTGCTCCGATTCAGCAATCGATGAGCGAGCGGCTGGAAGGCGTGTTGGGGCAGGGGGCAGCCCGCTTTCTCGCGTTGACCAAAGAGCGCGGGCTGAATTTGCCGCCGCACGGATCTTGGGAAGTCGCCCTAATCATTGACGGGCAGTTTCAAGTGCCTGCCTTGAGCGAGTTCGCTAACCTGCTCAGTTCAAGCAACCCTTCATATACGGGGTGGCCGGTGTGGCTAAGCAGCCGGCAGTTCGGTAACAGGGACCAGCGGCCATACATTATGGAAGGTCTGTGGGAAACGCTTATCGCGGACTTTGGCCCGGCGATGTTTCCAGCTCTCGACTTTATGCGACAGGACCCGAGCGGGCGTTTCTATCTTTACCGAGCTTTAGAAGACGACATCACGTGGAACGGCAGGGCGCCGAAGCCGATGGCTTTCCTCGACGCAATCCTGCCGATGCTTCGAGTTGCCGAGGCAATCGCGGTGGGCATCGCGTTTGCCGCTGCACTGCAAGTCGATGAGCGGGCAAAGCTTGAGTTCATGTTTCGCTGGAAAGGGCTGAAAGATCGCGTGCTGACGTCATGGGCAAATCCGGGGCGCTACATCACGCCTCGCACGGCGAAACAGGACGCGGTGACATCTATGGTTACGGTTCCAGTCGACGTGCCACCATCCGCGCTTGCAGAGTATGTGAAGACGGCGATTAAACCGTTATATGAGATCTTCGATGGCTTCACTCTACCCGGTTCGGTTGTCGACGAGCTTACGCAGAAACTGCTTGAGCGGCGATTGTAGTTCAACGAGTCTTGGGATAGCGGACGCACTGCGGCTGTCGCTTCGCCAGCGCAGTGACGTATCCTGCTAGCTGTGCGCGGATGCCAGCGACGTCGAACTCCGAGGTCTGAGTGCCTACTTGACGCCACTGTTACAGCTGTATATGATCTTTGCCATGCTGCACAAGTTGCATGCGAGAAGCTCCGCCGGTTCGCCGTGCGGGGCTTTTTCATTTCCGCACCGGGAGTTGCTGTGGCCGTTCTGATGTTTCGCTGTCGTTCGCACTGGGTGCGTGCGGCTGTGGCGGTCATCGAGTTCATGCGACTGCATTACGCAGATCGACGAGGCGAGCGACATTGCGTTACGACTGTGCAGGCGGCAACTCGATCAAGTCGTCGACGGGCACGGCAAGTGCGCTGGCGATCTTAGACAGCACGTCGGTAGTACCGACGCGCTGCCGGGTTTCGATTTGGCTGAGATACGGTTTGCTGATGCCGGCTGCTGCGGCGAGCGCATCTTGCGTCATGCGCAGATGATTGCGCCAAGCTCGAACAGGGTGATCGCCCGCCAGTTCAGCATCGAGCACAGCGGCTGGGATGCGGCGGCCGTCGTCGCTTGCCTTGGCTTGCGCGTAGAGCGCTTCATCTTCGAGGTCTTCGATCAGGTCCTTCACGCGGTCCCACAGTTCGATGGGGACCACGGCAAAGGCCCGGTGGCCGTCCTGCTCGATAAATTGGACTTCGGTCATTTGTAGGCACCTCCACGGGGTTTGACGGCCAGCACAACGATTACGACGCGGCCATCTTCGATTTCGTACAACACACGCCAATCGCCAACTCGGAGCCGGTAGCCGGGCTGGCCCGCCAACTTTTTCGCGTTCGGATTCGGTGCGTAGGGGTCAACTGCCAGTGCATCGATCTTTGCCCGAATCGTCGCCGAAATGTTGCGCGGCATTGCCTTGAGGGCTTGGGCGGCTTGTTTGGTGAATTCGATTGAGTGCATGAGCACATGTTAGCACATTGCTAACAAATATGCAAACAAAGTTAGCGGATTTGTAGAGATGGCACGACGCCCGATGAAGCCGTGCAAGCACCGGGGGTGCGGTGCGCTCGTCGCGGATGGTAAGTCGCACTGCGATCAACATGCGCACGAGGCCGTCAAGTGGAAGTCCGACGCGGTGCGCGGCAATCGTCATGCGCGAGGATACGGAACCGCGTGGGACAAGATCAGGCAGCGCATCTTGCGCCGCGACAGCGGCCTCTGTCAGCCCTGTTTGCAAGCAGGGCGCGTGACTGTCGCCACTGCGGTTGACCACGTTATTTCGAAGGCGCGGGGTGGCACCGACCACGACGAGAACCTGCAAGCGATCTGCCGTGACTGTCACGCGGCGAAGACGGCGCGCGAGCGGTTGCGGTGACGTGGTGGTGGCCCGCCCGTCGTTGCCCGCCCGGCGGATGCGCCGGGCGGGGAGGGGGGAGAAAAAGTCTGGAAGGTGCTGCCTTCGGGACCGCCCGCTTC